TCCTTCTCGCGGGCAGCGCGGGGATCCGCGGCGCCCTGGCCGAACTCGGTGTGCACCGCCGGATCGAACGTGGCGACGTTGATCAGTACGCCATCGGGGTAGTCCGGATCGGTGATGCGAATGGTCGGGATGTCCATGGCACAACTCCAGGGGAAAGTGGAACGGGGCAGAGCCCGCCGGTTGCCCGACGAACCCTGCCCCTGAGATCACGATCAGCCGAGCAGGCGGGTGCCGAACTCCGGCCGGAAGCTCTCGACACCCCAGAGGCAGCTCACGGCGAGCTTGTTCTGGTAGTGCTGGCGGGTGAGCTCGACGGTGATCGCCAGCCCGGTCTGCTTGTCCACCATCGTGAAGATGTTGCCGATGCCCTGGAGCGAGGCCACCGGGCGCGAGGCGAACGAGATCGCCTTCTTGTGCATGACCGGCATCATCTTGTGGGTGGCGGTCAACGTGATCACTTCGCCGCCGGCAGTCGCCTTGGTCAGCGCCGGCGCAATCGCCACCGAGGTGTTGCCGACGGCGAGCGTCACACCGGTGAGGACGACGTAGGTCTGCGGGTCGCCCGCAATGGTGAGCACATCGCCAGCCACCAGTGGTGCGGCGTTGGACGCCTTGGCGATCGAGAGGGTGCCGGTCCGCCCACCATCCGTCGAGCCAACTCCGACCGCCTGCGCACCATTGGCGGTCGCGTTGCCGGCCGTGAGCGGAGTGCTGGTGTGGGTCTGGACGAGCTGGTCCATCATGATGTCGACGCCGTAGGCGTTGCCCAGGACGCCCGTGATCTTCGCCTTACCATCCCCACGTGCGTCGTAGCGGGTCATGGCGTCGATCTTCAGCGCCTTGTTCTTCGCGGCCGGGGTCAGGATGCCCACGCGATCGGACTGCGGGGCCTTCGACTCGTCGAGCAGCTGGATCGCGGCGAGGAGTGGGTCCTCGTTGGTCGCGAACGGGTTGGTCCCAGCGCCACCGGCGACGTTGTAGAACCGCTTCACCTTGCGGTAGACGCTGGCGTTGACCTCCTCGACCAAGCCGACCACGAGGGAGTCGATCTCGGTGTCGAGAATCCCCTTCTGGATCTCGCCGAGCTGCTTGTCGTTCACGTTCATGGCATTGTCGTACCACTGATCGAGGACCAGCGGCACCTTCACCGGTGCGGCCCCCGTGCCCTCGACCGGTGCTGCGCCGGGAGTGATCACCGTCGGGGTGTAGACGGTCGGGAGGGTGATGTTGATCGTGTCCCCGCGCTCGGCAGGTGCCGGGTCGAAGCTGCGGTCGACGATCTGCGTCGCCAGCGCCTCGGCGCGAAGGCGCTTCATGAACTGCGCCATGAACTGCTGCAGCACTGGGGTGAAAACGGATGCGGACATGGTGGCGCTCCCTTGGTGAAGTCGTGCCCCGTCCATCGACAGGGCGGCGGTATGTGCGTGTGGCGACCGGGAGCGCCGCTAGCGCTGGTCGTGGTGCGACGGGGCCGACTCGGCCCCGTGTCAGCCTACGGGTTCGCGACGACCGCCTTGCCTGCGGCGATGTCGTCGAGATTGTCCATGAACGCATCGGCGGAGACGACCTTCTGGCCCGCTGCGGTCGTACGCCCTTCCTGCGCCCCACTTCCACCGAGTCCGCTCCCTTCGTAGAACTCGGGGCGCATCGTCGCGTGGTTCTCGGCCCAGAAGCGTTCGGCGGAGACCGTGTCCGGGCGGCCATGCTCGTCGAGGACGATCACCGACTTGCCGTCGTCCGAGAGCTTGAAGCGATCGCGCTCAAGGCGGATGGCATCCTCGATCCGCTCGGCGCGCATCTTCGCCTTCACGGCGGCAGTCCGGAGCAGGTCCGAGAGCGATCGGTCCTTCAGGGTCGCTTCCGCCTTCTCGCGGGCCTGGCGTTCCTTCGCCACCGCCTCGTCCTTCTCCCGCTCAAACCGCTTCATGAGGTCGTCGAGCGATTCGCCGTTCTGGTCGTCCTTCTTGCCGCCCTTCTTCGCTGCGGCCTCGATCTCGGCGGCACGCTGCTCCGCTGTCTTGGCGGCTTCCTTGGCGATCCGCGCCTCTTCCTTCTCGGCGTCCAGTGCCCGCTTGAGCGCCTGGGCGTCCGGGTGGTCGCGGATCACGGCGTCGAGGACGTAGACCTTCTTCCCCTCGATCGTGCGCTCGGCGTAGTACGGGCGGAGCGGCTCAGCGACCGATTCCAGCGAGTCGACAAACGGCAACAGTGACGGCATGCACGACGCTCCCGGGGCGCTGCCCCAACGACCGGCTCTGCCGGCCAGAAACGCGAAAAGGCCCTCTTCCCGGGACGGGAAAAGGGCCTCAGAGGACCTGTGGGCGGGGGATTTCCCCCCGCGATGTGAATTCAAGTTACAGCACGCGGACCGCGCCCGTCAACTAGATCAGAATATCGTCCGCGTCACGCATTGCAGATTCCTCATCCAAAGAAACGAAGCGGGCCGCCCACGGGTCGAACGTGGAACCTCCGGTTTTGGAGACCGGCGCTCTGCCAGTTGAGCTAGCAACCCGAGTGGCCATTGGCGTCACCGTCCGCCCCTTCACCGGAGTCGAACCGGCTCACGTCCTAATTCTCGGCCAGCGCGCCGGAGTTGCACCGGCGACCCCTCCAGCGGGGATGTGATGACGGTAGCTACCCGACCGCGCCCTTACGGGTAGCGGCATCCCCTGACGACTACAATCAATCCAACGCGCCATCTCTCGGCAAGCCTAGCCGCGCTGCAATGCCACTCCCAATTCCGCGAGTGTCAGCGTTCGGTGGTCGCGGCTCACGAGATCCGAGAAGGTCACCTCGCCTTGCTGATAGAGCGCGAAGCGTGACTTGCCGAGGATCCGCCGTTGACGCTCCGGGGTCTGCCGCGCGAACCACGCGGGATACGACTCCCGCCGGCGTGGTGCACCCTCCTCAAAGACGGCAATCAGCGTGCACCGGTCGTTCGGGTGGAGTGGTGGAATGACTTGACTGGGATCATCCAACCGCCAGCGCATGCCGTCGAGATTCCCGCAGGCCAAGCAGGTGCGCTCGTCCAGGACACAAACCCACTCCATGCCCCAGATGAAATCGGCGTTCTCCTCCAAGGCGAGCCGGGCGGACCGGTTGTAGATCTCGTTCACGGCCGTCCGGACGATCGTGGTCGCTTCCCGCACGCTGGTCTCGAGCACGCCGCCAGCGAGCACCCGCTGATTGCCCACCGTGCGGATGACCCGCCCGCGGATCCGGCGGACGATCGCCTCAATGGGTTCCCGGCGGATCATGCCGAGCTGGATCTCTCGGCGGACCGCCAGCTGCGCGCGGCCCAGTTGCTGCGCCCACCAGAGCCGCAGGGGAGCGCCCTGCACGGGATCCGTGGTCGCGATCGCGGCCAAGAGACGCCGTGACGGGATGCGCATCGGTTGCCAGTCGAGGGCCACGGACTTGGCAATCGCCGCGGTTTCGAGGGCCGTTCGCTTCGCCGCGATCCCGCCGAGCTCCTTGAGATCCCCGCGCACGGCCACGTTCACGTCCCCGAAGGCGTCCGAGAGGATTTCATTCGCGCGCCGGAAGAGCGCCTCCAGTCGGGCGCGCTGCCATCCAGCGGACACCTGCGTCGGGTCCTGGCGGAGGAGGAGCTGCTCGATCCGCGTGAAGTGCATGTCGAGAATCCGACGCACGCGCGCCTCGAGGTCGTTCTCGTAGCGGCGGAGCTGGGCGGCGCGGCGGAGGACGAGCTCTTCCACGGAGGTGGTCACGCGAAGATCCCCTTGGTGTGCCCAGCCGCGACGAACTCGCGGGTCAGGCGTTCGGTAATCCTCGCCATCTGTTCCTCGGTGCGCCCATCGTGTCGGCTGGCGGCGATCTCGAGCAGCGCCCACCCGGGGTACCGGCGAGGCAGCCGCCGCGCCCACTGACAGGCGGCATGAAAGACCTCATGGGCGATCGTGCCGTTGCCGAGATGCTCGCGGCAGAAGAGCACGTCGTCGACCATCGGGCCGCGCGGCGTCCGGATGCACACCGCCGCCATGCGGTGGATGGGCACCCCACCAGCGCCAGACCGGCCAGGGGCCGACTGCCGAGTGGCGCGCGACATTTGCGATCGCCGCTCGAACACCCGGAACCGCACATACCAGCGCGGCCGGCGGGGATCGGGGTAGACGCGGAGCGTCAGGAGTGGCCGGGGCGCTTTCACCCTCCCGCCACCGCGATCACCCAGGCGTACAGCGCCGTCCCGATCGCGATCCCGCCGAGCATGGCGAACACCGGCACGCACCACCGAACGAGGCGCTTCACGCGGCCTTCTCCAGCGTTGACGTGGTTTCGCCGTCGATCTCCTCCGTGTCGCCCCCCTCCTCCCCATCGTCATCTTCCAGCTTCGGGGTCGGCGGGGTCTCCTCGTCTGCGATCCGCGTGCGCTCGACATTCCGGTCGAAGTCCTCCGGCAACTCCCCGCCACTCTCGAGCAGGTCCCAGAAGGTTTCTCGGCTGATCCCGCCCGCCAGCCAAGTCTCGCGCATCTCGCGCAGTTTCTCGTGGGACAGCGACAGGCCGTCGAAGTTGAAGTTGATGGTGATCGAGGGGGCCTCCACGCCGATCATCTGGGCATGCACCTGCCACGCCTGTTCCAAGGCGTCCTGCAGCCCGCGCGCGGAGATGGATAGCATGGATTCCTGCTCCAGCTGATCGATCCGCTTCGCCTCCGCGGTCTCGGCGGTGCGGGTCCGGCGGGACATCGCCTGCAACCCCAGCATCGCCATCCGGTCCTCGAGGTCGTGCATCTCGCTCCGGCTCTCACCAAGCGCCTTCCCGGTGTGCTCGAGGAATCCGATCTTCGCCTCTGGGGCGGTCAGCCGGATACCCTTCTCGACCGAGAACTCGACCGTGTCGGCGTCGGTGACGCCGGTCATGTAGGGGATCGGGATGCTGGCCACGTGCAGCGAGAAGCGATGGTCGCTCTGCACGGCGTAGTGGTCGAGGTTCGTCTCGGCCACGTCGTTGAGCATCGGCGTCGACTGGAACCACCCATCCGGCTCGGTGGCGTAGAACGGAACGACCGGGATCTCGGTGACCCGGTTGATCCTGCCTCGGCCGATCTGGACCACCTGCTCGCCGCCCTGCTTGTCCTTCTGCTTCTCCCAGACCTCGTACACCACGCCGGTGGCCTTGCGCTCGTAGACCCGCCACTGCTCGACCTCTTCCTCCCTGAAGCGCCCCTTCCGCTTGGCCACGAGCTGGTACAGGACGATGTGCGCGAGCACCTCGCGCCCCGCCACCACCGCCGTACTGAAGTCCCAGATCGCCGTCGCCGGGATGATGACCCAGTGCGGGCGCATGCCCAACACCTGGTCGTCGAGGCGCGTGGGCCGGCGCCCGAGGGTCGCGGTCGGGTCGGGCGGCGCATCGACCAAGATCGCGGCGTGGCCGTGGTGCAGCCCCTTCCGAAAGAGTCGGCGCGCGAAGATCGAGACGTGCGTGCCCTTGCCGTCGATATTCTCGGCGTGCAGGCGCAGTGTCTCCGGAGCGTCCTTCGCGAGCTTGGGCGGGGTCCGGAACACCCGTCCCGTCATCCCGCCGAGGGTGCGGCGGTAGATGTTGTAGAACCGGCTCCGCTTGAGGCGGCGCTGATACTTCTCCTCGGACTCCCCCTGCGCGCGCGGGGTGTAGACCTCGCCCTTCTTCCGAACGGCGCGGGTCCCCTGCAGTACGTCGTCGACCATCTCCCAGGCCGGCTCTTGGGCCTGATAGGCAAGGTTCTTCTGGTTCGGCGTGTCGGTCGTTGCTGTGGTCATGGCAGGGTCACCCGAAGGGGTTGGTGAAGTTTTGCGCGGTCCGCGAGGCGGCGAACTCGAGTTTGTTGAAGGCGCCTGACGTGGCGTCGACCCGGTCGTCGTGTCGACCGAAGGGGAAGTCCGCGGCCTCCAGGCGGAAGGCGTCGTGCCACGGCTCGAGGGGGTCATCCGGGGCGAGGAACACGTTGCCAGCCAACGCCGCCGAGGCGAGCGGCGTGGCGCGCTCGACCTTAGAGCCGGTCACCGACTCGTCGTAGCAGGCGACCCCGAGCGCCTGAATGCGGCGCACCAAGGCGCCGATCGCCTCTTCGCCGGAAATGCCCGCCTGCTTCTCCAGCCAGTAGATCACGCGACGGCCGTACTTCGCCAGATCCGCCTTGGCTTGCTTCTCGATCATCGCATCCCGCTCTGCCACCGCCACGCGAAACGCAGTCTGATGGACCAGCACCGCCTGCTTCGTCGGGAGTCGGCACAGGAGCGACCCGGCCGTGTAGTCGGGGTCATGACTGCCATTCTTCGGCTTCGTCCCGGCCATGTCCCAATAGCGCACGAGCGTGCCGGCGGCGGGGATGGCATCGACCCGCTGCCACCAATCCCACTTGAACATCCCGCCTTCACGGGGCCGGGGGCGGCCCTGAATGAGCGAGGCGAAGCCGTACTCGAGGAGCTCGATGCGCTTCTCGTTCAGCCAGGCGAGGCCACGAAGGGCTGGCCAGAGCGGCGCTCCCACCGCGCGCCCAAGGGGGTCCCCCGGCTCGGCTTCCCCGGGCAGGTCGAGGATTGTCCACAGGGCGCCGAAGCGATCGATAAGCCGGCCAGCCGGGTCGTCGGCGTGCCAGCGCGACATCGTGAAGATCACGGCCGTGTGCGGCTCGGTTCGGCCAAGGATGTCGCTCGACAACCAGTCCCAGATGCGGTTCCGGTGGGCGGGGGACTCGGCTTCATCGCGGGAGCCGATCGGGTCGTCGATGATGATCAGGTCGGCATTCTCACCCGCCGATCCTGCTCCAGCGCCCAGGGCCACCACGCCACCGCCGGCCGCGGTATCCCACTCGCCGGACCCCGCCACCTCGTTCGACATCTCGACGCCGCGCGCGATCGCCAGCTTGCGGATCTTGCGCGAGAACTTCCGAGCCTTCCGGTCGTTGTGCGACGTGACGATGATGCGGGTCTTCGGGTCCCGTTCCAGCCGATAGGCTGCATAACCCACGGTGTTGTGCTCGGTCTTCCCGTGCCGAATCGGGACTTGGAAGTAGACCCGGCGCAGCTCCCCGGCGGTCACGCGGTCGAGCTTCTCCTGCATGGCCACGAAGTGCGGCGCATCCCAGACGGCAGGCTTACCGTCGACCTTCGGGCGGGCCTCGGCGATCCACTCGCCGAAGCGGGCGGGGACCGTCACCGACCCCGCGTGGCGACGCCGGCGGCGTTCCAGCTCGATCGCCACGGCCTTGCGACGCACCGCCAGCGCCCGGGGATCCGTGAGGGTGATGGTCACGCGAGGCCCAACGCCTTGGCTTCCGCCTCGAGCTCGGCGTCGGTCTTCTTCGCCAGATCGCCGACTTCGACCTTCAGCTTGTCGTTGAACAACCCGAGGTGACGGGCCAGTGCTTCATCTGCCTGGGCGGCATCGTGCAGCTGCACCTTGACCCCACCCTCGCGATCGCGCTGGACAAGCTTCACGAGGTCGAGTCGCCCCGCCTCGCGCATCCGGACCAGATCGAACTCCTCGACCACGACCGTCTCCAGCGGGCCCTCGACCTCAACCATGTACCCGGGGTCTCGCTCGGCGCGGAGCTCCAGCCGGACCGCCTCGCGCTCCATCGCCTTCAGCGTGAGCTCGTGCCCCTTGAGTTCCTTGTCGCCCAGGGCAACCCGGAGCCCGTACTCGCGTTCCATCGCGAGCTCGTCGCGCTTCCGTTGGGCGGCTTCGGCAATGGTTATCCACATGCGCGAGCGGCGCTGAATCGTCCGCTGCGTGAGGAAGTCTTCGGCGGTCGCAGCGGCACGGCGAAGCCAGCGCGCGAGCACGTCGTCAGCCTTCACGAGGGTGCGCTCGATCCGGGCCTTCTTGGCCTTTTCCACATCGGCGGCGATGTCAGCGCAAGTCAACAGCCGCGAACCCTGCACTTTGGCGGTCTTCGGCGAATATCCACATCGCTTGGCCGCCTCCGTGGCGTTCAAGTCGATGAGGTATTCGGCCACGAACCGGGAGCGATCGGGGCGGGGTTTCGCGCCAGCCGGGAGACTGGCCGCCTTCGACTTCTTTGTCCCCTTCCGCGGCTTCGCGGTCGGGGTCTTGGTGCGCGTGGCGCTTGCCATCGTCGCCTCCGGAAAACACAAAGGCCCCCAGACTCACTTGAGTCGGAGGGCCTCGGTGGGCCTATGGCACGGCCGCTGGCCGTGAATGTCACCCGCAAGCTACGACATCGGCGCAGTCACCTCAAGCGGCGAGGCGAGCCATGGCGGCAAGGGCAGGGTCGCGCTGGCGGATCTCGATCACCCGCTTGCACTGCTTCTGGTGCACATAGGTGTGGTGGTACCACGCCTCACCGCTCGGCCGGGCGCTGGGCTGGTTGGTCACGGCGGAGCCGATGCGAGGCAACGCCCTGGCGTACACCTCGACACGGAGCTCGAAGGACTGGGGAAGGCCGGTCCGGCAGTAGGGGCAGATCGGCTTCCGGTTGTCGAGACGAACCCAGTCGGAGGGGCGGGTCTCCGCCGCGCTGGTGATGCTGAGCCGTGCGTCCATGGGGTCCATCCTTCCGCGAGGAGGGTGGGGGAGAGTCAGGGGAGCGGGCGAGCGAGGTCGTCGATTGCCCGCCCTAGGTCGTCAATGATGGACCCCGGGACGGGTGGGGCCTTGGAGTCCTGCATCGCACACCGCATCACGTCCACCATGTCGCACACGACCTGCTCCGGAGTCCTTGGGACACTTTCATGCGCAAGTATCGCGCGGACCTCCTCCGGCAGGGAATCAGGGGCGCAATCAGCGCGCATCTCGAAGAGCTTGCCGCTTGCACCCTGCCGATAGTACGCCTTGGGCTTCCCGGCTGCGTCCCATCCGAGGATGCCGCCGACCGGGCGAAGGCGCATGACCAGGTCGCCGATCGCCGCGAGCGTTTCCCGCGAATATCCGTGATCGGACTGCTTCACCGTGCCGCCTCCTGACTTGCGTGGAGTGCGCACCCGAACTGTGCGCGGACCTTCAACTCGCCGCGATACCCTGAGCCATCCACCACCACCGCCAGCGCCTCCGAAAAAGCGAACATCCTGGCGTACTCCTCCGGGTTCTCCTCCTTGATCCAGTCCCAGTCCGCAGCCTCGTTCCCGGCTCTGAAATTCGGATCATGCGGCACCGCCTTGCAGGTGCGCACCTCGAAGGAACGCTCTCTCTCGTCAGGCGCGCCCCAGTGGGCGCAGGTCTCGCAGGTGCCCATCTCCCCCTCCTGGTTGCCGGAAATCTACGCCGCCCGCTTGCGGTGCGCCTTTACCGAATGGTCGGCGGACCCTTTCATCTCCTTCGCCACCTTCCGCACTGCGTCCCGGCTGACCCCGTACATGGCGGCGATCACCCGCTGGCTGTTTCCCCGGCTGAGCTCCCCCTGAATCCCGGCCACGACCTCACGGGGAAGGCCGGGGGCGGTGCTCAGATGAATCAGGCGGCGCATTGTGCCCTCCGAACGAGCTCCAACCAGTCCGCGGTGCGCATCACCACCACGTCGCGCTTCTCCCGGCCGGGGGCACGGTTGCGACGGGCCATCAGGACCGGCGTGCGGCCCGTGCGGCCGGCGTCGGCAATCGCTTCCTCGAGTCCCGTCCAGAGGGGAGGGTTTGCCCCGACCTTGCATTGGATGGCGAGGGGCAGGGAGGTGATCAGGTCGCCCGTGTTGCCGTCGCGGGTCTCGCTCAGGTTGCGCTCGGCGCTGACGCCGGGGAGTTGGCGCAGGAGCTCGGCGCATTCCCGCTCGAAGTCGTGGCCTTTGCGGCGTGCTCCCTTGCTCATGTCCGTCCCCCAAAGTTGCGATCTGTCAGGGGCGCCTTACAGTCGCGGCAGACGAAGCGCCCGTCCACGATCTTCGCGTGGCCGAACATTCGATCCATCTGCTTCAACTTGAGGTATCCCGCCTTCTGCTTGTGCTCGGCTGCGCTGGCCCGGTACCAGTAGCCGCCAGCCCAGAGCAGGAGCGCGGAGCACAAGAATCCGACCGCCACGCCCGAGAGTAGGATGAGAAGCACGGATGTCATCACGACCGCCTCCCCTTGAACGCGAGCCAGAGAAAAACGACGATCACAATCGTTCCGCAGATGGTGTCGATGGCGTGGTCGCTGATCATGCCGCCACCCGCTGAATCTCAAGGCCCATCGCGGCCGCTACGCTGATGCAGTGCGCGGTCCCGGGACCACCGGGAAAGGCGACCAGGCGCACGGGTTTCTGTGCCCGTTGGCTCAGGTTCACGGCTTGCGAAAGCATCGCCACGTTGCGAATCGGACCCGCCTTCTTGCCGTGCTCACCCCACGCGGCTTCCAGTGTCACAATGTGCTTGATGTGCCGATGCGCCCACTGGTAGGCCAGGCGGTCGACGCCTTTCGCGCCGCCGTTGAACAGCGAAGTGATCGGGGTCTCGGCGTGGATCGCGTCCAAAGCACCCCAGACCATCGGCTGATTGTCGAGGCCGCGGCCTCCCGTCACGACGATGATCATCGGGCCTTCCCGGGGGCGTGTAGCCACACCTCGACTCTATCCTCGATTGCATCGTGCGACTTCCAAGCCCACCCCGCGAAGCTGTGCATCTGCCTCGCCAGCCAGTAGCCGAGCGACTCGCCACCTTTGAAGCCGAAATGTGCAACGACGATCACCGGCCAACCGACTGCGATCAGCCCCCACCGCATGGGCCGGTATTCCGCCTTCCGTCGCCGCCAAATCAGCACGGCACCGATCAGCCAGTGCCCCCCGAGGTACAGGTACGCCACGTCTCCAACACTCGGCGCCATCAAATCACCCTCGTCATGCGGCCCGCCGAATCCATCACGCCAAGCTTGCTGGCGGGCTCGCCTTCGACTGGCGCACCCGATGGACGCCGCCGATGCAACTCGGCGGTAAGCGCACTCAGTCCACTCAGGGCCTCGTTGAGATCGGCACGCGCCGTCGTACGTCGAGCGCGGTCCCCGTTCACCGCAGCGGCAACGAATTTCGCGATCAAGCCGGACGCCTCGCGCAGCTCAGCTTCGCCAAGGTGTGCAGACAGAAATTCCCGGAGTGCTTGCTTCTCGGCTTTCATGGGACCCCCGCGCCATCGGTCGGGCCCACCACGCGAATGCCACTCGCGAAACCCGTCAGTATCTCGCCAAGGGACGGGAGGCCCTCGGTGGTGCGCACCCGCGCCACCCGCACGGCGTCCAGCGAGTCCGCGACATACTGTTCCGCCTCGGCCTTCCCGGCCTCGGTTTCGGGGAACTTGGCGAGAACCGATCCCTCCAGGGAGAGTGCAGCCCAGTAGGCTTGACTCTGCAAGGGCTTCGGAGAGAGCAGGGATTTCGTGACAGACTGGATCTCGGCGGCCGTGATCTCCTCCAAGTCGATCGGCGCGGCGTCCTTGGGGTAGCGGGGGTGGACAACGAGCTCCACCTGTTTGAGTCCGGGGTGCTTGAGTAGATCAATCAGCGCTGCGCCGAGCAGGTATGCTGGCGAATCGTAACCGTTGTTCACGCTCCCCCCTTCCGTATCGAGCTCGCGACCCACTTGGGGTGTGGCTCCTTGTGGTGAAGATCCGCCCAGAGGTTACAGGCCAACTCCTCGGACGTGCGGAACGCCTTGCTGGTCAGGTACCGCCAGAGGTAGCGGAACCGACCCACCTTCTTGGCCCGAATGACGTGCGCGAACTCGTGGCCCAACAACCAGGCAGAGACGGACGGGCCAGCGATGTGGATCTCATCCCCGATGGTGGTCCCACCGGACCCGAGGAGCCGGGGGAGCCACGACGACAGGCGCAGGCGGTAGACCTGCCCCTGCCATTCCATCGCGATCCCCCGCTTGAGGAGGAACAGGTCCACGACAGCCCACCCGAGTGCGGCCACGGGGAGCGCGAGAAGAATCCAGATAGTCACGGCTCCCCCAGGACGGCGAGGCGGCCGCGAATGTCGGCTATAGAGCGTTCGTGCGCCTCGAAGTCTGCCGAGTAAGCGTAGGACAACCCCGGCTCTCTCTCCCACCCCGCTACCGCCTCCTCGACCATCGCCCGGAGCGCGGCGTTCTGCGCTCGGAGGGCGGATGCCTTGGCCTCGGCTTCGGCTCGGCATTCGTGCGGCGTCTTGCCTTCGACCCGTTGCACTGTCACCGCGAACCGCTCGCCGTTCTTCGGGTCGCCCACCAGCATTTCGAGGTAGTTGGCCCCGCCACCCGTGCGGTACAACTCAACCAGCGCCGTCGCCAAGATCGTCGGTCCTTCGCCGCCCAGCTTCGCGTTGAATTGGCCGTTCTTCACGACCAGCTCGTGAATGTCAATGCGTCCGCCGATCCAATCGTCTAGCCGTTGCTCGGCGTCCTTCACCTGCTGGCGGAGGGCCAGATTGTCCACCGCGAGAATCCCGACTTCATCCTCAAACAATTCCAGCGGCTCGCCGTCGTCGCCGTACATCCTGACGGGATCGCCACCCGCGAACTCCGCCGCGATCTCCCGCACCCGCTCCTCAGTCAGCGGCATGGGGCACCGGAACCTGATAGGCGCGGTATAGCGCGATGAACGCGAGGGCGAACGTTGCCGACTCCGGACTATGCCCAAGCCAATCAGCGACGTGTAGCACCAAGAGGGCGAACCCCATTGCCTTCAGGAACGCCACCGACGTGACCTTCGCGGACTTCAGACCATCCCGAATCCCGTCACGGATTGCACTCTTCATTCCCCCACCTCCCGGTCGAAAGCACGGACGGCGGACAGGGCCTGCGTGTATGCGGCAATCGCCGCCTCGTGGTCTGGCGGACACCTCCCGAATCCCTGCGGGAACTTTGCAAGCGCCACCGCCGCCTCCGCGAGCCGGAGCAGGGCCTCGGTCCGGGTGCCTTCCGCGGCAGGGAGGGAGACGGGCTCGTACCCGCCCCCGTGGCAAACGTGACAGGCTGGCGACATTCCACCGCATCGAGTGCAGTCCGCCAGTAGTTCGACCATCATACGCTCACTCACCCCTCACCCCCAGCGGCGCGGGCCGCGAGAAAGAAATTGCGGGCGAACTTCCACCCATCAAGCACGAACACCATCGGCCACGACAGCGACGCGATCAGCGAGATGGCGAACGTTCCCCATCGCTTGTCGGGCCAGTCGCCAGCGCGAAGCGTTCCAAGGCAGTAGAACGCGACGAAGGCGTAGCAAAGCCACAGAGCATCCCCCATCACGTCTCCCCTCCCGTGGGGGCGGCGGCGAAATCGAGGACCTGCTGACTCAGCCGCTTGGCGCCGATTTCGCAGTAGCGCTCCGATACCTCAATACCGATGGCTCGCCGTCCCAGCAGTCTGGCAGCCTCGAGAGTCGTGCCGGACCCCATCATCGGGTCGAGGACAACATCCCCCGGCATGGTCGAGTACCGCACGAGCGGTAAGACGATGTCGAGCGGCTTCTGAGTCGGGTGCAAGGCGTGACCATGACATGACCGCGCGTAGATCACGGAGCGCTGCAGCTTCGGACCGCCATCCTCGGAGCGGTACGGCACCGAGGCGATCGCACCGGTGTGCTGCGGTGGCTTGCGCTTATGGCGAATGGTGCGCTTCGTCGCCTCGTTGACCAGCTGCGGCGTGATCGTCAGCGCACCCCAGCGGCCCCGATACCAGTGAGTCGCGAACTCATGCACTCGCTTGAAGCGATCGTTGGCGAACCCGCTGCCGTTGTGCTTCTCCCATACCACTTCCTGGGCATAGGACCAACCGGCGAAATCGGCCTGACGAGCGAGTAGCATCCGCATTGAGCCGAAACACCAGAGCTGCCGAACTGTCACCGGCAGCGCCGATATCCAGCCCTCGGGCCACCGGTCCCATGCAAGAGTCGTTTCCGCGTACGGTGGATCGGCAATCGCCGTGGCAACATCGGTTAGGGCGAGCGACGGCAGTATCTCGCGGCAGTCCCCGTGGTAGATGGTGATTCCGTCGGCCTCGTAATACGGCCCCATCATCCCCCCTCCTGTTCGGTGGCGGCGGCGGGCAACCGCTCAGGGAATCCGTACTTCTCCGAAACCGAGTTGAATTTCGCGATCACCTCGGATTCCAAGTCGATGCCAAGCCGAGCGGCGAGCAAGTTGAGATAGAGGAAGGTGTCGGCGATCTCCTCCCCGATTTGCGCAACGGCCTTGACTCGCGTGTCGAGGTGGCGGTCGCCATCGTTGAGGTTGGCGAGATCGTCTTCGACCCGGCGCAGCTTCTTTACCGCGTTGCACACCTCTCCGGCCTCGCCCGCCATAGCGACCGCCCAATCGGCGACCGACCACGACGCCAACCCATTGGGGTGCCAGCGATTGCACCGGGCGACATTCACAGCCCGCACTTCCTGAAAGGTCAGCGCCTTTCGCGTCGGCTCACTTGCCATTGCGGTCCTCCGTGTCGGCGGCGGCGGTGATCGCGCCGGGGTAGAACTTCACGCCATCGAAGCCCGAGAACGGTGCGTGTTGGATCATCGCGTACGCGGCTCGCTCGATGCGATCATCCATCTCCGCGTCAGTCTCGCCGGGAAATCGCGTGACGACCGCCACGAACGTCATCAGGCGGTCCCCCTCCCCCGTCCCCCGGCTCACGGGGACACCGGGCGGGGTGAGATGGTGATGAAGTGCGTCTTCGCACAGTCGAGGCAGAGCACCCGCCACGCTCCGGTGTTGTGCATCGGCAGGAGGTAACCGTCTTCATCCGTCCGGTCGTAATTCCCGTAGTCGAGATTGGCGTCGTAGAACGCCTTGCACCCGCACACATCGCAGTTCCTATAGTCAGCGCCCGCCATCTCCCCCCTCCTCCGTGAGTTCGGCCCGAAGGGCCGCGAGTGTGGTGCCGCACATCTCAGCCCACTGGTCCGTGACCTTGAAGTGGTGCTTCGGCTGGTTCACAGGCCAGCCCGGATACTTGGCGAGGTCGCATCGGATCACGTTCTCGGTGTCGAGCCAGAACATCACCACACCGCCGTCACCGTCAGACTTCCGCACGATCTTCATTCCGCCGTCCCTCCGGTCGGGGGTGCGAAGTAGGGCAGGCTGTACTCTCTGCCGCAGTTGTCGCACACGTCGAGCAGGACCGCCCTGCCATCAGGGGCGGGGCTACACGTTTTGGCCCCGATGATCCCCCGGCAATTCTTCCGCTTGCAACGGCGCGGCCCCGTGGGGTTTCTGCCGTCGCGGCGAGACATCAGCGTGTCAGGCTTTTTCACGCCGTCCCTCCGGTCGGGGGTGTGGGGGCGAGGAGGTTGACCACGTACTCGGACCGCTTGGGGTCTGCGAAGTACGGGTTCCAATAGCTCGCGGCTCCGGCGTAATCGGCCAGTTGCCGCCACCCGTGCGCCGTCAACTTCCCCAGCGCCTCCCCCAGCAACCCCCGGAGCGCCGCCGCCTTGGCCTCGGGGCTGGCGTGGGCAAGCAGGAGCGGGAGGAGGGTTGCGGCGTTGTGGTTGATAAGAACCGCGTCGTACTGGAAGAAGCCCTTCGCCTCCAGCGCGGCCACCAGGGACTCGCGGTCACTGGGCATCGGGGGCCTCCCGCAAGGCAACGATCCACAGCGCGAAAATCGCGATCACCGACTTGTCAAAGAACCTGTTCAGCTCGTGGTCCCATAGGGCCATCAAGCTGAGGAGCGCGGCAATGATGGCATTCACGATCATCGCGGCAGATACCAACCTCCCCTTACTCGCCATCCTTCCCCCCTTCCAGTAGGCGGGCCACGAAGGCCGCTTCCTCGACAAAGCGGCACCGCTCCCAGACTGGCGCCAATGCGTTGCGATACTGCGTCAGTTGCTCGACGACCCCATCCTTGACGCGGAACTTGGTTCCCGTCGCCGGGTTCACCTGTTCGACCGGCTCCGCTTCCTTCGCCAACGCGGCACGGGCGGAGGTCCAAGACGATTCATACTTTGCCGGGACTGCCCACACCGCAGTCGGGTCACTCGCTATCGCCCGCCCCAGCGCCGCGAACGGGGCCTCTCGGGCAAGCTGGGCGGTCAACTTCTCCCATTCGTCGTCGTCGATCTTCCATTCGTTCGGGTGCCCCGTCTCCCCGTTGCCCTCGACGTACACGATGCGGCGCTCGGTGCCATCCTCCTCGGTGAACTCGATCACCCTATCGGCCCCAGAGAGGTCGGCTTCCAACGCCCACACACACTTTCCGGCCTCGCGCAATTCTGCCCCTAGGTCTGCCACCCGACAGTTCAGCCGCCCCACCTCCGCCTCGTAGTGCCGGAGCGTGGCGAGGACACGGTATCCGAAAGCGTGGTGTGCACCCTCCAACTCAGGAGGCACCGCGAATTGCCGGTCGTACTCCTCCGCGCTCACCAGCTTCCCCTCTCCCCGTGCCGCATCTTCCCGCATCCCTCGCTCGGTCGTGGCGTCATAGACCGCCTGCGCGTCCACCGGGGGGATGAAGGATTCCGCGATTTCGAGGTGCTGGGGGCACGGGAAGGACGGCTTGCTCACACCGGGAAGCCCGCCCTGTGCCGCGCACAGCCGCTCGGCTTCCTCCCGCACCATCCGCTCCCGCTCCTCGACAGACCGGGGGGCGGTCACTTGGCACCGTCCGCGTAGCCCGGATGCTGGGTCGTCATGTGCCGAGCAAGGTTCTCGAACGTGCGATTGCAACAAGGGCAGGCCCCGCTAGCGATCCGCTTCTTGAGGCGGGTCTGGTGCCCCTTCACCGTGCGCAGTTGGTGCTCGGCGCGAATGCGCTGCTCTTGGAATCGCGTTGCCCGCTCCCGCTCGTATTCGGTCCGGCGCTTCTCTGCTTCGATCTCCAGACGCAGTCGCTCAGCCGTTGACGCCCCGGTGAACGACAACGAGTGCCCTTTCGGACAGAAGAACTGGTCGTGTGTCTCGCGGAGGCGACGCTCATAGCCATCGGGCACCGCGAAGATGAACCCGCAAGTACATTCGATCGTCGTAAACGTCTCGACGCTGGTGAAGGTGCTCACTTGGACCTCCGGATCACCCGGCAGACCGCCGTCACCGCCGCATCGAGCAGCGGGCCGATGTTCTTGTTGGACTGCTTCCCCGGCACGACCGCGAACACCGCCGCCCGGAGTTCACGGTAGTCGTTGCGGGCCACGAACACCGACAGCGCGTACCCGCTGTTATCACCCCATCGCGCCTTCGCCAGCCGTTCAATGTGCCGCGCTTCCATCGCCCGCTTCGTTTCCTTCGCCTTGGGTGCCATCGTCTCCCCCTGGTGTGAAAATTTGTCGCTCGCCGTTGCTGTTTGAGTGCTGATTGGTTAACGTTTTCGGGTGCGCTTCGCGGGTTTCGGGGAGAAACCGAAGCGGCGGAATGCGGGTTGCGGCGCGGTTTGGACCGGAATCGACGATGCGGTAGCGTCCCGGTCGCAGGTTCGACTCCTGCCGGGCGCACTCTACAACCCGCACCACGACTGGCCTCCCGAGCGGGGCCACCCGTCCCACCTTTCCGCCGTTGTCGACTCGTTGCTGATTCGATCCGCGACCCATCACGCCACCCCCTTGTCCAACGCCTTCATCGCCTGCGCCTTCCGACCCCGCCGACGCATCACGTAGGTCTCCGCCATCTTCACCGACCGATCCCCGATGGCTTCCATCGCCATCTGTGCCGAGCCGGTCGCGTCCACCAGATCGCCTGCCAGCCCACGCCGGAATCCGTGCGCCCCTCGGTTGCGACGATGGGGCACCCCTGCCCGCTTCTCGGCGGTCCACAGGGCCTTGGCGAGCGACTGCGCCGTGTAGGTCTCGCTCCCCGAGTCCTTTCGCTTTGCCGGGAAGACCCACCCGGTCGCCGGCTGTCCCGCAGCGTCCCACAAACGCCCCAGAATGGCCCGTGTAGCCGCTCGGAGGGGTTGGTCCCACTCATTGCCCATCTTGTCCCATTCGGAGCGCCAGAGGATCACGTCCTCGTCCCAGAGGATGTCCTCCCACCGGAGATGGAGGGCGGCGTTCTCGCGCGCGCCCTGGTAGCCGATCACCGTCAGGACGGCGAGGGCGGTCCGCTGGTCCAACCGGTCGAACGAGAGGGTCGCGAGGATCCGTTGCAGCTCCTCGGCGGTGTACTCCCCCGGCGATTGCGGGCGCCGTTCCTTGGCGACCTTGAACCGGAAGGCGCGGATCCGGTTGCGGTGGATCAACTCGACACGCTCCGCCCACGCAAACGCGATCTTCACGTTGCCAATCGCCTTCCGCATCACGTTGATGGACAAGCCACCCGCCGCCCTAGGGCGCGGGGTCGTCTCCCACGCACGGCGCACGGCCTCCACGGTCAACACGGTCACGTCGTCCGCCGCGGTCTGGGGCGGGACCACCTCGAGGAACAGCTTCCACGACGCCGTGTAGAGCTCGCGCGACCGGGGGCGCAGTTCGGTGAAGTCGGCCGACGTGGTGTAGGCATCCCAGAGGTCCGCCAAGGTCAACCGCGTCTCGGCCTTCGCTTCCATCCCAGAGGCCAACCGTTCCGCGAAGCCATACGCCTTAGCCTTGGCGCCCACGCCCCGGAAGGAGCGGGTCACGCCGAGGGCGCGGCATTGCACACGGACGGCCTTGTCCTCCTGCCAGACCCGCACGGTCTTCCCGTACTGCCCGAACACCTTCATCGTCTTCTGTGTCATCCCGCCCTCAGAATAGTGTCGGCCTCGGCGGCCCCGGCTTCCCGATCCAAGCGCATCGGCAAGACACAGAGGCGGTAGAGTCGCGCCCCGGTCACATCGAACCCCGCGCCGCCGGCCTTGTACCACGCGCCGTGCCGTTCCCGCAACCACCGTACCGACTTCCCCGACCGCGTCATCGCGACGTGCTCGGGCACCAGGGCGATCGGTGACAGTGCGGCCCGGAACTCCTCCGCAATCTTCGCGTCGCGCTCGGCCTCCTCGCCAAATCCACGGCGGCGCAGTGCCAACACGTCGGCGTCAAGGCGGGCCAGCACTTGCTCAGGGGTTTCCATTATGCGGTCTCCTGCCGTGGGGTCGCTACGTTCACGCTGCCCTCTCCGCTCGGTGGTGTTGTTCGTGACAGGTGTAGCAGGTCGCCAGCAGATCACTCGGGTCCACAATGTGCTTCCGCCACGTTCCGGACGGGCCGTAGCGCTTGTGGTGCGGCCAACCCGTCGCCGGATTGCCGTCACACGCGATCTGCATCTCGCAGATCCCCCGCGACCGCTTGCGGACGATCGCCACCAGCCGGCGAAACTCTGGCTTGTCGAACGGCGACTTCCGGATCGGCTTCGTGCTCCGGGCGATCGGCTTCCGGCGCGGGATCATGCGGCACGCTCGGTCACGATCTCACCCGCACCCCTGCCGTAGTTGGACTGCACGATCGCCTCGGCCAGCGGCGGACACACGCTGTTGCCCACCATGCGCACCTGCGCGGTCTTCGTCAGCGGCTTGCCCTTGTACTCGATCTCGATCCGGTAGTCGGGGCCGAAGCCCTGCGCGTTGTAGAGCTCGCGAGGGACCAGCATCCGCATCCCGATGTCGGCGATCCCATACCACCGGCCCTCGACTATCACCAGCCCGAACCGATCACGGCTCGTGACCGTCCGCATCGGGTCGAAGAGGTCGGCGCCATCCTTTTCGTTCCCGAAGTACGCAGTCATGAACGCCTGCACGAGCGCGTGACGGTTGGCGGTGCCCTGTGTGGCGAGAGGCGAGTCGAGGTCCTGCCCACGCATCACCCCAGCCTCGCCCTTCGGCCCGTAGTAGGTCGTCAGGTGCGCCGCGACCAGCGCGTTGTGGTCCACCGTCGTCACAGTCGGCGCGGGGTCAAAGAGTGAGGCGCCCTGCACCTCGCTCGCGCTCCGCTCCGAGTAATGCTTCGCGAGAAAGGCCGCCACCAGTGCGTGCTTCGCCCCGCCCGCCACGACGGTGCCGAGAGGCTGCTGGATGTCCAGGGACCGTGGGGCCTGCCCGTCGCGTTCGCCGTATCCCGTCTGAATCAGCGTGGGGGCAACGAGCGCGCGACACCCGCCCTTCTCGGTCTTCACGGTGGTCATCGGCGCGTCGATCGATTCGAGGCTCCCACCGTGGCTCATGTTCACGATGAAGGGCTTTGGGGAGTCGACGACGAATCGTTTCGTCCCGCGCGCGATCCGGGCCATCGTCTTCTCGGCCAGCGGCTTCTTGCGGTCGAAGATCGACGGGCATGGGATCGAGAAGTCGATGCACTCTGCCGCCGTACGCCAGGGCAACGCCCGACCCTTGCCGTGAGTCGGAGTGGGCCACACGATGGGCCGCCCATCGCATCGCGCGACGATGAAGAGCCGCTTCCGCTTCGTCGGGGCACCGTAGTCACACGCGCGGAGCTCGCGCCACTGCACCTCATACCCGAGGCGGCGCAGCTTGCGAACGAACGCGAGGAAGGTCTGCCCCTTCCGCACGGGGCACGGCTTGCCATCGGCGAGCACCGGCCCCCACCCCTGAAACTCTTCGACGTTCTCGATCACGATCACGCGCGGCTTCACATCCGCAGCCCACCGGGTCGCAACCCACGCCAGGCCGCGCACCTTCTTGTTGACGGGCTTGCCGCCCTTGGCCTTCGAGAAGTGCTTGCAGTCCGGGCTCAGCCACATCAGGCCGACCGGTTGCCCCGCCGTGGCTTCGATCGGATCCACCTTCCACACGTTCTCGACGTAGTGGCGCGTGTCCGGATGATTCGCCGCGTGCAACGCGACCGCCTCCGGGTCGTGATTGATGGCGATATCCGGTCCGCGCCCCAGCGCCCGGCGAATGCCTTCCGAGGCCCCGCCGCCGCCGGCGAATGAGTCCACCACAAGCTCCTTCACGCCGCCTCCGGTTCATCGTCGTGGCACTCCGGCGACACCCGCCGGTAGTCCTCCATCCGCAACACCACCGGCTCGCCGTGCGGCCGCGTCGCAGTAGGCACACCCGGAATCCGCCCAACGGATTCGAGGGTCGCGTGGTCCTGCATCCGCCGGATCGCCGTCAGTGCCTCCCCGATCCGCACGTAGGGGGCGCACCGCGTCACCAGCTCCGCGACCGCACGGTCGAGGGCGGCGTTGGTGGGGAGGCTCATGCGGCCCTCCGAAGGGCAAGGGCGCAATTCCGCGTCTCGTAGGAGGCCAGTACGTTGCCCGACCGCACCAGCGAGTCAGCTCGTCCCTCGAGCAAGGCCACCATTTCGGCGATCACTTGCTCGCGCTCCGTGGGAACGACAGCATCCGCGCCGTCGTTGCGGTCAGCTTGGCCGTCTGGTCTGCCACCGGTGGCAATGCGATCCGCTCCGTTGCTGGGCATTCGAGGTACGCCTCCGTGAATCGCTTGAGCGTGAAGACCCGGCCTTCCGTGAACCGCCGCACCTCATCCACCCCCCCGGCCGCTTGCACGGCCTTCCGTGCGGCCGGGGAGAACTTGTTTTCGATCGTCGCGAGGTTTCCGCGGCGGAACAGGAGCTCCGCTTCGATCGCGTCGTACAGAGCGGCCGCGTCCGCCGTCGTGGGCGTGGGCCGTCCCGCCGCAAGGATTTCCCCTGGCGCCGGGAAGAACTTCCGGGTCGGGTCCAACATCAGCGCCCGAAATGCGCGGTCGCACTCGTCCGCCGTCATGTCCGCGAGCACCATCCGGTACGCCCGGAGCCGTGCGTCGTTCATCGGCGGGTGGGTGAACGTCTCCCCGAGCAACGCGAGGCACTGCGTCAGGGTGTCGGTCATGCCGCATGGTCCTGTTCGGCGGCCATTCGCAGAATCCTCTGCCCCGGAGTCTCCGTCTTCCCGCTGGGCGTGTCCGGCGTCCGCTGCTTGGCCTTCCGGAGCATCCCCTTGAAGTACCCCACGTTCCACGTCGGCCGATCACTGTTCGCCAACTCCACGAGGCAGGTCGCCACGATCTCCGGTGACTCGCCGCGCATCCCGGCTCCGGTTGGGATCACGTTCGGGTGGACCGCCAACAACCGAGCGAGCTCGTCCACGATTCCATCGGGATTCCCACTCGACCGCATGAGGCGGTCGAGGGGCTCGTGGGAGGCCGTCGGCAACACCGCGAGGACCGCCGCCGTGGTGGTGGTGTGTGCAAGTGAAGGTGAAGGTGCAAGTGAAGGCGATGCGTTTGCGACTCGCAAATCGGTCGCTGTGCGATCGCTCTGCGATCCTTTTGCGATCCGTTTGCGATGATTTTTCCAGCGCACTTCGTTGCCCTTCGACCCCGCCTCCGACTTCCCGGTGCGGAACTTGACGTACTCCTCCCGGACACGTTCGAGTCGTTCGTTGACGAGTCGAGCGTCATCGTCCGGCACCACCACAAAGCATTCGGCGATCCCGGCCCAGAGTGCCTTCATCTTGGACGCCGTCACACCCTTGCAGATCACCGCCAGCTGCTTGAGGTCAACCGGAATCGACCCATGCAACCACTGGTGATCCAATAGCCGGCGATACGCCCCCTCCTGCTCGAGCGTCATGAGCATCACTGGTTCGTCCGCCATGAAGTCGCGGGGATACCAGGGGTAGCTCGGGGGCATTGTGGAGGTCACGCTGCCTCCCGCTTGTCGCTCGGCACTGATGCCTCCAGCAGGTCCGCAATGATGAGCGCCGTACTCGGCGTGAGTTCGACTTTCTGACGGACCCGTGCCGCCGTCCGCAACCACGACGCGAGGCCGCGCACTTCCTTCGGGCTGGTGATCGCCGGGAGGATGGTGGGCTTACGCTGCACGACGCACCTCCCGAACCTTTCCCGGCCGGCGACGTGGCACCCGCAACGCGCGAAGCCGACGCCACACGGTGACCATCCCGCACCCCATGACGGCGGCGATCTCCGCCAACGTCATCCCGCCCTGGTACATCCGCGTGATTGCGGTGGTGTCGAGGTCGATCGGCCTAGGCGGCACGGGACACCTCCCGCTGATGATCCCGCACCATCCGGATCCCGGCCAGCGTCGCCACGAGGACCAACGCCTCACGCCCGCGTTGGGTCTGCCGACGATGCCCCGGCGCCACCAGCAACGGCTCGGATACCCCGTAATGCGTTCGCACGGCATCCAAGTCCATGCACTCCCACACCCGGGGGCGGATGGTATCGCCCCCCATCGGCTTGTCGGTCAAATTGAAATGGATCACGAGCTCGTCGCGCGTGGCCCCACGATCGCCGAGGCTCACGATGTACTCGAGGATCCGCCAGCGGTCGGCCTCTGCACGCCCTCCTACGGCCTTCGCGGCGGCGCGGCTGGTACTGGTGCCATTGTGCGGCGCCGAGGGCTCCTGTTGGCCCCACAGGGCCGCGTCGAGGGTTTCCCGCTCGGCTTGCGCCCGGCGCTTCGCCGCTTGGCTGGCCCGGAAGTGGGCTTCGTAGTCGTCGCGGCTCATGCGGCCTCCTCCTGACCAGCGAGGGTGAGGGCAATTGCACGGGCAAGTCGATCCGCCGAGCGCAACGGAGACGCCTCCCATGCCAAGGCCAGTGGCAACAGACGTGCGATAACGGCAGTGGACGATGGGAAGTCCGTGGCCGGCTGCGGCACTGCGAGTTCACCCTTCGCGTTCTTCCACTCCTCTCCGTCCGTGGGGCCACGAAAGAGATCCCGCATCAGGGCGGAGTAGCCCCATCCGTCGCCGCCAGTCGCCCGCTCGAACGTCGTCACCGCCCATTGGGCGCGGGGCTTCCCGTCCGACCAGTGCAACCCGAGTACGACTTCCGTCTTGTCGCTCACCCGGATGCCGATTTGCGCGGTTGGCCGCGTCGCGTCGTGTGGGTTGCACTCAACCTTGCCAGTCGAGAACAGTCGAAGGTCCGTCATGCCGCCTCCTCGCGGACCTGCACCACCTGGTCAAGGGTCCACCCCTTCCCGAGCGCGGCGGCGTACTTCGCGGCCTTCGCCTTCGCGGCCTCCTCGCCGAGGGCCAGCACAACCCACTCGGCTCGCGACGGACCACGGCTGAACACACACTGCCATCTGGTGAACGTCATGCGGCCCTCCGTGCTTCGTCGGGGTTCTCCGCCTTCCACGCCGCGTAGCACTTGCCGCACAACTCCTCCACGCGCCCCGGCCCGACGCTCGGGACGTACACCGTGGACCAGGCGGGGAAGATTTCGCCGCAATGCGAGCACGCGAAGTCGAGCCCGCGGGTCATGCCAGAGGCGCGCGCCATTACCGGACCCTCAGGTAGGGCATGCCGGGATTCAACCGCGCGAGCTCGACGCCATCGACCGTCAACAAGTTCGCCGTCGGATCGTCCGCCATCTTGAACGCCGTGCGGAGGGCGGCCTTGTCTGCCTCGACCGTGGCCGGGATCTCCCGGCGGAACTGCGCCGGGAGGATGGCCGGGTCCACCAGGACTTCCACGGTCGACGCGGCGCGTTGGACGGCGACCTTAAAGCGCTCCGTCTCGACCTTCTCGCATCCGATCGCCACGAGCTCGCCCACGAGTCGCGCCTTGAGCCGCGCGGCGGCGTTCTCCAGCGTCTTGCGATGCGCGGCCACGCGCTGCTCTTCGGCCTTCCACTTTGCGGCGTCGGCTTCCCACTCGCCGATCAGGGCCGCATAGCCGTCCACCTTCGTCTCGAGGTTGGCCGCGTTTTCCGCGAGCCACTCCTCGATCTCTGGCGTCACCTCGCCACTGGATTCCATCAGGAGCGCTTCCAAGGCGAGGAAGTCGGCGCCGATTTCGTAGAGCCGTCGAGTCATGGCTGGCCTCCGTGGTGGCCGCTGGGGTTTGCCTGGCGGAGCATGCCTTCCTCTTGGCAGTCCTGTCCGTGCGGCGCGTCGGGTACGTCACGCCGCAAGGCTTTCCGGGTCTGCTGAATCGTCTTTTGGGCGATGCGGGAGCGTGCGATCAGCTCGGCCTCGTCCTGCGTCCGGAGCGCCATCAGAAAGGCAGGTCGTCGTCTTCGGCGTCCAACGCTTCGGGCACATCATCGAAACCACGCTTCGCACCGGCTGGCGTCTTCACTTCGGCCTTCGGGCGCGACCCCCCATCCCCACCGAGCAGGACAAGTTCGCGGCACACGATCTCGGTGGCGTAGCGCTTGGCGCCGTCCTTGTCCTCCCACGAGCGGTAGTCGATCTCCCCTTCGACGTAGAGCTTGCCGCCCTTGGAGCAATACTTCTCGGCGATGTCGGCGAGCTGCGCACCATTCGGAGAGTTCCAGCAGATCACCCGATGCCACTGGGTGCGCTCCTGCTTCTCGCCCTTGCCGTCCGTCCACTGCTTCGAGGTCGCCAGCGACAGCGTGGCGACGCGGGTCCCGTTCGCGGTGGCGCGAACCTCGGGATCTGCCCCGAGGTTGCCCACCAGCGTCACGCGGTTCACGGACTTGCTCACGAGGCACCCGCCCCGGCCAACTTCGCCGTGCGTTCCGCCACCGTCGCGATCGCCTTCTCGATCAGTTCCGACATCGCGGCCTGTGTGGTGATGGTCCGCGCCTTCTTGAGGATCGCGGCCGACTCGGCGGGGCTGTACACCTCGTTCTCCGCCACCGATTCCAACTCGGCGAACTGCGCGGGGCTCGGCGCCGGCGGGGGAGGCTCAGAGGTGCCGAGCCAGTCGAGAATCCGCGCCGCCGTCTTCGGATCGCAGAGGTCCGTCACTTGGCCATCGAACAGGCCCGTCCGGTCCTTGCCGGCCGCGCCACCCGCGGTGGCGCGGTGCGCCATCGACACGTCGAAGGTCGTCGTGAACTCGTACTCCAACCCTTCCCGCTGAATCGGCTGCATCCCGAGCTTCTCGATCTTCTTCTTCCCACCCCCCTCGCTCTGGGCATAGGCCATCTTGGAGCGCAGGGTCACGATCAGGTGAATCGGGCAATTCAGGATTGCGGAGCGGAACTCGTTGTGCTCCTTCGTGAACGGCCCCCAGTTGGTCCACTGGTTCGAGCCAGGCACCTGGTCGGCCTGTTCCTTCCGCTGCAGGATGCCGCCCTCGCCATCCCACTGGTGCGTGATGCTGTCGATCACCAAGGCCTCGTAGTCGTTCGTGATCGCGGCATCGATCGCCTCGAGATACTTGCGCGTGAGATAGGGCGGGCGAAGGTTCACCGCGTCGAAGCCCCCCGGCACCTTGTCGGCATAGAGCGAGGCGCTTCCGGCCTCGGTATCAATCACAGCCAGCTTCCCGTCGACCCCGATCAGATTGCGCGCGAGCACCAGAGCACCGAGCGTCTTGCCCGCGCCGCTGGGGCCGGTGATCGCGAATCGCACGGGTTGCTGCTGTCGTGAGGCTTTGGCAAACGGATTAGCCATCTTGTCCCTCCCTGAGTGATTTGCTACCTTGGAGGGGTCCCCGCACGGGATTCCCTCCGCTTCACACAGCGCCCCGTTTCCGCGGGGCGTTTGTGCGTCCTATGACCAGTACGCCTTCCACTTCGAGCCAGCCCACAGCGCGAACACGACGCCGGCCGCGCCAACGACATAGCCCAGCGCGAAGGCAGAGAGGCCGCTCACTGCACCGCTCCACGCGGCGCGATTGCTTCGCCGATCCCCGGGCCGACATACCGCGCGGCCACGCTGGCGAGCTCCCGCAACCCCGCCGCCTTCGTCCGCATCGCCGCGGCCCTCACTTCGAGCACCTCGGCGTCCTGGTCGAGCCGATCCGCTTGCGTTGCCGCGTTGTCACGGGCGGCGAGCAGGAGGTCGAGCCCTTCCGTCACGTTCGGGGCGCTCACTGCACACCACCCATCAGCCGGTGCCCGGCCAACCACGCTTCCGCAGACGCGATCGCTTCCGCCTGATCGTCATGCGCCCGGCGCGCGGCGGCGAGCCACTCCGCCACCGTCTTCGGGCACTCGTCATCAGCCACGACCAAGAGCTTCTTCGCGTCCTCCGCGAGGTCACTCTGGCCCGCGTCAATCACGAGATCCGCCGAGAAGGGCAGAGGTGTTCCGCGCTCCAAGACCTGCAGGACCGGGGCGACCAGGCGGCGCAACCGACCCTTCAACTCCGGATGCACTGTCGCCATCGTCGCCAGTTCCGTGAGCTTCTCCTGCAGCCGCTGGAGGGCCTTCTTGGCGCCCGCGGTGGTCTCCGAGAACCCCGCACGGCAGACGATGGCGGACTGTCCCCCGAAACCGACCGGGGACTTGCCGTAGCGAGGGCCGCGGCCGATGGTTGTCGTAGGCATCAGGCGGCGACCTTTTCGGGCTGGGCCAAGGTGCGAAGCCGGACATACTCGCTCACCGTGATGATGCGCCCCTGCCGGGCAGACTCGTCAGCCGCAAGCCGAGACAATTCCCGGCGTTCCGTCTCCGTCAGGGAGAGATTCAGGCGACCGCTACGGTTTTCCTTGGGTGGATTGTGCATATAATTGAGCTCCATGGGTTGAGCGGGTCGTTACCCGCCGCGAGGGTAATATGCACAAGGCGGGTAATCCGCGCAAGGGGGCGTGTGTCGACACCTAAGGTGCCGGGCCGATTGCGGCTGCGTGCGGAGGAGTTAGGGCTTTCGCAGACCGTGATCGGCGAGAAGGTGGGGCGTGGTCAATCCAGCGTCCAGCGCTGGTTCGACCGGGATCAGGTGCCGGCCAAGTATCAGGCTGCGGTAGCGAAGGCGCTCAAGGTGCGAGTGGGGTGGGTCGCCGGAGATGGCGGTCCCGCCGTAGAGCCAGCAGGGGAGAGCGAGGCCTTCGCAGCCGGGAGGAGGGCTGGAATCGAGGAGGCGATCCGCCTCTTGGTGGGCGCCTTGGGGGAGGCTACGCCGCCCCGTCCGCACGAAGCAACCGTAGATGGGGCGTTTGAAGAGGCGGCCCCCCTTCTTCCGGAACAACCTCCCGGCCAAGATGAGAAACCAGCAGGTCGCCGCCGCAAGGCGTGACAACTCCGAGCTCCACAGCGTTGAGTAGCGACCCGTGGTTCGGGGGAAGGCGCCGGAAGACCTCAAGAGTGCGTTCGCTGGTTGGGTCGTACCGGACCACGTCGCCAGGGAGGAGCCCAAGGGGCGGGTAGCAATCGACGGCGCGAAAGAAGTGCGGATACTTCAAGGTGCCCTCCGGGCGGCCGGTCGAACAAAGACCGAAGATGGCATAGAATACGGCCAAATTGGTACAAGCGGAAGGGTAGCCAGACAGGATCAACCAATCCTCAATTACAGCACCCCGTGAGGCGCTTCTGAACGCAAACCCGTACGCAGCCGCCCCTGAGCCTGACAGCATTCCGCTGTTGCACCGACTACTCCGAAAGCCCCGCCCGGATGTGGCGGAACAAGAGATTGCGGTCCTGCTACGTGAAACGGCGCCGCGCGAAGTCTCAGGCGATGCAATCGCTGACATTTTGCTTCGCTGTCGTTGCCTTGGTCCGCGGGCGAGAGCGGTGTGCGTTGGCGTCTGGGCTAAGGCGCTGACCCACATCGCGCGCGACAACGTCATCACTGACGAGGAGACTGCATACCTCGACGACCTTGCGCGCCTGCTCGACGTGGGTTGTGGTGACATTCTTGCGATCTACGGCCAGGTGATTTCTCCCCGGTACCGCGAGGCCGTGGAGGCCGCAGCCGAAGATGGCGTACTTACTGCCACTGAGCGGCAGGCCTTGGGCCGATTGGCGGTCTCGCTCAGGATCCCCGACGATGCGGAATTCAGCATCCGGGGCCCGATCCTTCAGCAGGTGGCCCAGCGGAAGCTCAATGAGTTGACCGCTGACCGCCGACTGTCTCCAGAAGAGATTCAGGAGTACCTGAATCTCGACGAAGATCTTGGGATCAGCCTGTCGATCGACGCGGAGACCGATATCGCGATTCAACGGTTTCAGGAACTCTGGCGCATCGAGAACGGCCAGATGAGGGCGGTAGAAGCGGACATCCAGTTGCAGAAGGGCGAGCGGTGCTTCTTCCAGGCATCCGCGACGTGGATGGAGGTTCGGACCCGCACGAAGCGGGTTGACTATGCTGGACCGGTTGCGAGTATTCGCATCGCGAAGGGCCTTCGGTTTCGCATCGGGTCTGTGGTCCCCAACCGGGTGACCTCGGAGGAACTGACGGAGATCGATCACGGCACCGTTTACATCACCGACAAGCGGGTGATCTTCGATGGCAAGCACCGCAACCTCGCCGTGCGGCTATCGGCGCTCATCTCGGTAGCCGTGTACTCGGACGCTTTCGTCGCGGAGAAGGCGACCGGCAGGAGCCCGTACTTTCTGATCCACCCTGACCGCGTCGAGTTCGCGGCGGCGACCCTGACCACCCTTCTTTCGGAGCGATAATGCGAATTGTGACTTGCCTCGCCGTGCTCGCGGCGGCCGTTGGGTGTGGCGATAGTGCCACCGGCCCCGAAGAGCTCCGTCAGAATGGCGTCTACCAGGTCACCGGAGTCGGTCCTGGCGTCACGGCGCCGTGGGAGTTCCGAGTCCTCGACAAGAACGCGGAGCGCATCATCCTCGATTGGACTTCCGGACCAGTTGTCGGGAACCTCCCTGTGCGAGATACAGCCTTGTGGAATGAGTCGGCCTACCGCGTTGACTGGCTCCCCCCAAGCGGCGGCCCGCCGATGTACATCCTTCGCATTACCGGCACGACCTGCGTCGGGAGGAGCTTCTACGCGTTTGGGAATTCGACCGAGTGGAGTGGGTGCACCTTGACGGCCAAGTAATGGCCACATCGGAGGCCCTCCCAGCCGAAGCCCGCGTCCTCCCCGAGCGCGAAGCACGCTACCCCAGCCTCCCCCCAGGGCGCTGGGTGCCGGTGCTTGGTGCGGGGTTCGTCGCCGACTATTCGTTGGTCTCCCTGGATCTTGAGCCCCTCGAGGTCTTCGCCCATGAAGTGGAAGTTCGGGGAACCTTCGACGCCGAACGTGCGCGCCTGCTCGAGCTCGCCTTCTATCGCGCAGTGAACCACCCGCACCTCGCCACCGCGCTCCGCGAGCAGGCGAGCGGATTGGACCCGGAGGACCCATGAGGATACGGCTTCTCTCGCTCGTGCTCCTCTTCGCTGCCGCTCCACTCGCAGCGCAGAACTGCAAGAAGGGCATCCCGTGTGGCCGGACCTGCATTGCTGCCACGAAAACATGCAGGATCGGGACCCCGAGTACATCAACAGAGCCAGACCAGCGACGACCGGTAGCGGCTCAATCCTCAGGCAACCGGGAGGTAGCAGTGGAGCCCTACACGTACTGGCAGATCCGGAGCGCTGACTCTGTACCCGCGCGAGCGCCGGACTGGCTTCGCGAGGACCGCCTATTCTACGGGCGCGAGTTGCGCCCCAAGGTTCAGGGTGAGCCTCCGCGAGTTGAGCTCTTTCCGGGCAAGCAAGTCGAGGAGGGAAAAGGCATCGTCATTGAGATGCGCTTCCTCAAGGGATTCCGGGGCCCGACCTGAGTCACCAACGCCCCGTCATGGTGACCGGGGCGCGGCGTGGCAGGCGGTGTGCGCGGGCAGTCGTGCGGGGCGATCCCGGTTCCGAGGCCGGGAGGAGGGACTATCGGCGAGGCCGGGGCCGACGCGAGAAGGGATGGACTCGGACCATCAGACCCTCCGCCCACAGGTGAAGCCGACGCCGGCCCCGGTGCGGATCCCCGTCGCCACCGTGATGCCCGCGACACAGGCCCAGCGGGATGGCTTGTCCGGGGTGACCGTGATCGCCTTCGCGAGCGCCCGCCGTGCGTCATGCAGGGCCAGCGAGTCCACGGCGATGCGAGCGCGGAGTACCCCCGACGCCTCGACACTCGCGGCCAGCGCGTCCCGGTAGGCGGTGCGTGACGAGTCGAGGGCGACCACCTGCCGGGTGAGCGCGTCCACGAGGGGCGGGTAGGTCGCCAGCGAGTCGGCGGCGGTGACGGCTGCGGCGAGCTCCTGTCGGATCGTAGCGGTCTCCCGAGCCGCGACCCCGGCCTTCCCCTCGGCGGCTTTCGCGCGGGCTTCGGCAGCCAAACGCAATGTTTCACGATTCTCCACATCAACGGCAAGCCGCGCCACCGCCCGATACCATTCGGCCCGTGCAGAATCGGATTGCACCGCCAACGCGGCGGCCCGCTTCGCCGCCTGCTTGCTTTCCAGTGCCCCGCCGACAATGGCCCCCAACCCCACCAGGAGGAGGGCGGCACCGAGTAAGAGGAGCCCATCCTGCCACCATGCGCGTCGACTCATGCGGCCTTCCGCAGTGGCTCGGCGTGGCGACCGATATCCGTCCGGAAGTTTGCCGCGCCATGTTCGATCGCGTGGCACCGTCGGCACAACCACTTCACGTCAAGGGGAAGGCGGTAGTCGGCGTGGTGCATTTGTGACTTCACCTCACCGCACTCCTCGCAGGGCTTTCGCTCGATCTTGCCTCGATTGAGATACACGTTGGCGTAGGACCGGGCGAGCGACTTCCGGCGCTGCTCGGGTGTCGGGCGGTGCGTCTTCCGCCACTCTCGCATATAGGCAGCGTGACACTCGAGGCAGTAGCGATGCGCTCGCGGACCCACTGCCTTGCGGCACTTCGAGCACGCCGTTGTCCTGCCGAGCGCCGTCACGCGGGCCGCCGACTACCCTTGACGAGGACCGGCTCGCTGGTCTCGCTGTCGCCATCCACGACGAACACTTCGTAGACCCGCGTGTTGACGAGATCGCCGAGCGCCGTGTTGAGCGCGGCCTTGTCGAGGATGCCGAAGTAGAGGCCGGGGGTCGCGCTCCGTTCGGAGAGCGCCGTCGACGTGCCCGCGATGGCCTCCCCGCCATCCGTCAGCGCGTAGTGCACCGTGATACTGGAGACGCCCGTCGCGGCCGACAGCGTGCCGGTCGTGGTGGCCTTGCGGCGGAGCCGATACTCAAACTCCACGTCGTTGTCGAGATAGACTTCCTGCATCACGTCCTCCGTTCAATCGTGGTGCGGTGGGCGGTGCGGCGTTCCACCAGCGTGCGGGCACCGGAGAGCCTGGTCACGAGGAAGGCGGTGGACGGCGGAACGCCGAACGTGGCGAGCGCGGTGCCTGAGCCCGCGACCGCAAAGGATCCCGCACCAACCGCGAGCACCGGGACCGTGGCGAGGCCGGACCCGCCCACGACGAAGATCCCGACCGCGTTGCCTTGGACGAGGACCGTGGCCGTGGCCGATCCGGAGACGGTGAACCCACCAGACCCCGTCGCGATGGCCGGGGTGAACCCGCTAATTGCTTCGCCCGTGCCGCCCACCGTAAACCCACCGGAGCCAGCGGCGGTGACGGGAATCGTTGCGGTGCCGCTTCCGGTGACCGTGGCAGATCCCGAGCCGGTGGCGGTGACGAGTACGGTCGCGGTACCAGCCCCACCCACGGTGAACCCACCCGAGCCGGTGGCAATCGCGGGCGTGAATCCGGCAATCGCTTCACCAGATCCGGTGACCGTGAACGAACCGGACCCCGTTGCCGTGACCGCAACGGTCGCGGTACCCGAGCCCGTGACGGTGAACCCACCAGACCCAACGGCGTCCACCGGAGGGTCGCCCACGGTGGCCGTTGCCGAGCCAGACACGGTGACGCTACCGGCCCCTGCGGCGGTGATCGGGATCGTGGCGGCACCGGATCCGCCCGCCGTAAACCCACCGGAGCCGGTCGCAGCAATCGCCACAACCGCCGTACCGCTCCCCGCGACGGTGAACGATCCCGAGCCAGCAGCCGACACGGCCACCGTTGCAGTGCCGGACCCGCCGACGCTCGCGCTACCAGAGCCGGTGCCGGTTGCCTCACTGACATCCGGGTCGAACGTCCCGACCGCGCAGAAGGTGGCGGGGTCCACCGTGGAGTTGTATTCGGTGGTGATCCAGTCTGGCGAGATCGTGGTCGAATAGAGGCGCACCTCGTCCAAGCGGCCCGTGGAGTACCGCGCCCCGCCGTCCAAGTCGCGGCCCATGTCGAAGACAAGGCCGCTCGTCGCGTTCAGTGTGCTCGGATTCCCCGAACCGCCACCCGAGAGCGTCTTGCTCGCGCCGTCCTTATACGCCTTGACCCTGGCGCTCGCGGTTCCGAGGGTGCCGTCGAACGTCAGGGCGAAATGATGCCAGCCCGTACTGGAGTCCCCGAAGCTCGGATAGTTGGCGCTGCCGTTCTCGACCACTGCCGTCCAGAATCCGCCGGTCTCCCACCCCCACCCGAACCGCCGCCCGCCCGTGGCGTTGGTGCGCCCGATCCGCAAGTTGTCGCTACTGGACGCGCGATAGCACCACGCCGTCAGGCTCGCGGTGGATGCGCCAGCCAGTGCCGCGATGGCCGGGACCGTGATGAAGTTGCTTGATGCGGCAACGAATCCCGCCGCCCCATCCACCTGCCCCGTGACGGCAGTGGGCGTATTCGTGAGCGTGCCGTTTCGCGCCGCGCTGGTCGAATCCGCACCACTGAGCGTGGCGCCGTCCGAGAGGTGCCAGACGCCGAGGTACTGGCTACCCCAGACCCCGGTCGGATTCGCCTCGGTGGACCCGAGGCCGCTCTTGCCGATGTAGAGGTAGAAGTCGGTGTCTACGTTGTACGACAGCGTGGGGATGCGGACCCACGCCAGCAACGCCCCCGTGGTGGCGGACCACGACTCAAACTCGTGGTCGAGTTTGGTCCCGCCCGTTGTCTCGAATCGGATATCGTACCCTGACCCCGATTCCACCTTGCCACCGTTCGCGACGCTCTTGAGGTCGTTACTGGTGACACTCACGAGTACGGGAAAGTCGGTCAGGTCGGCAGAGCCGCTGACCAGCGATTCGTCCACCGTACAGGTGGCCCGATACCCGTACCCGTTGGCGTAGGCCAACTACTTGCCCGCGATAGTCAGCGTCTGCGTGACGATCCCGCCGATGGGGAACAGCGCGAACGTCTCGGGATTGACCGAGTCCAATTCGACGCGCCCATTCGGCACCGCCCCCCAGAGCAGCTTGTTCGCCAGATCGGCGTTCGTCTTGAGCGGGTTGAGCGCGACCTTGTAGGTGTAGGTCAACTCCGGCTCGGCGTCATAGTCCGGCTCGCCGTTGACGCTGGGGTACACCTCGCCGCAGATCGCCCGGACCTCGACCACTCGGAACTTCGCGGTGATGTCCATGATCTACACCGTGACCGTGAACGTGCTGACCGTCACGACCTGACCGGCGGTGATCGCGCCGTCGAAGCTCAGGTCACCTGAGCCGACGCCGCAGGTCCCGTCGATGCGATGGGTGTCGGCGGCGTTCTTGAGGCGAAACCACGTCGGCGCGGTGGCCGATCCGGCATTGGCGCTTGCGTCCTGCCACGTCCCCGACTTCGCGAGCGAGCGCGACGATGCCGCCGCCCATGCGGAAGCCGGGAGGGTGATCGACGCGAGCAACGTCTGGCCGCTGGTGGCGGTGTCCGCGTCGGTCGGGATCGTGCCCGAGTAAATCTCAAGGATCGAAGTCGAGGACGGGATGGCCGTGGCGATCGCTTCGAGCATCGCGTTGGCGGTGGAAATCTTGAGGCGGTAGGCCATGTCTAGAATCCCTCGGTGGTGGCGGTGAGCATCGCGCCATCGTCTCGCACGAGCGACGTGCGGAACCAGACGCGGCGGGTATCGAGCAGATCGGCGGAGGCGCGATCCTCGGAGTCGTGCACATAGGTGACAATCCCGGCGACGCCATCCACGACGATGGCGCGACCACAGAGCGGCGAGAGGTCCGAGACGGTGGCCGCGTCAGCGGCGGCCATGCGCTCGGCCATCGCGGCGATCCGCTCGTCCTGCGCCTCGTCCGACGTGTCGAACGTCATGGCATACTCCGGAGATAGATGCGATCGGTGGTCGTGCCCTGCGGCGCACGGGTGAGGTCAGCAGTCCAGCAGACCCGGCGATCTGCCGTGGTCCATACCGTCAACCACGCGGCGTCCGTCGTGGCCGTGAACGGCATCGTGCCGTTGACGGCTTCACATTCGGTCTGCGTCGTGGTGTAGAGGCGGGGTGCGGCCGCGACCGATGGTCCCTGTTGGGCCAGTGCCGCAATGGCAAGATCGGGCCGCACCATTCCAAAGCCGGTGAAGTCGTTGGGGATGAGGGTGTCGAGGGGTTGCGCGGTCGCCTTGAGCAGCGACTCGAGCGCATCCGCCGAGAGGTCGGGGCGCACGGACAACACCAGGGCACATGCGCCAGCGCCGTGCGGTGCCGCCATGCTGGTGCCGCTCTTGCCGCCGTAGCCGCCACCCGGCATCGTGGATTCCACGCCTTCGCCGGGCGCCGCGAGATCGGTGGGCGGGTTGTTGCCGTAGTTCGAGAAGCCCGACCGATTCAGTCCGCCGCCGAGGCTGGCGGTCTGGATTTCGCCGAGCGTTCCCTGCGGTGGGGTCGTGCCGCTGTTGCCGTTGGCCCGGAACACCAGCACGCCGAGTGCGCGGGCGGCCATCACCGCCGCGTTGACGGAATAACTCTGGCTTCCGCTGATGCTGATGTTGATGCACCGCGAGCCGTGGGCGACCGCCCAATTCAGCCCCGCGATCTGGCTGGACGTGTAGGCGCCGCAGGGGATCGGCTCAAACACCTTCACGCCGAACAGCGTCGCACCGGGAGCGACGCCGTAGCCGAACTTCCCGGCTGCGGTGCCCGCGACGTGCGTCCCGTGCCCGCGACATCCGCTGATGTCGTCCGCCCATCCGGTGTCGGCTCGGGCCACGGCGTTGTAGCCGCCGCTCACGACGTAGCCAGGATGGTTCGGATCGATGCCGCTGTCGAGGGAGGTGACGATCACCCCGCGACCCGTCGCGCCGAGATTCCACGCGGCCGGCGCACCGATGGCGTTGACGCCCCACGTATTCGCGAATGGCGCATCCACCGCCGCGCCGACGCTCACGACCTCATCCCACTCCCACACGCACGGCGACTGGCACCACACGGGGAGGGAGTCGGCCAAGTGCTTACGGGGACCCGTCAGGATCACGACCTGCGGGCCGTTGCGCTGCACGGTGACCACGCTGTCGCGTCTGGCCCGCACTTCTAGCGAATCCACCCGGGTGACCACGGTGTCGAAGGCGAACGCGCGCGCGGGAATGACCGGCACGCCACCCTGCGCCGAGAGGGGGGAGGCTCCCCCGGCACAGAGCAACGCGACGGCCACCCCCGCGAAGCACTTCACTGCGAAGGCCCGGTGAACGAGGATGTCGTGCCGTTCGGCGGACACCACATTGCGACCGTCGCCTTCGGGTCGCCATTGAATGCGGCGGTGGTGATCGCGTTCGGCGCCGTCGTGATGAAGCCGGATGTCACGACCCATCCGGCGTTCGGCCCCGGAATGGGGGTGGGGTACGGATAGACTGGCGTCGGCGTCACAACAGGGCCACGCACCGCCACGCCGAGACCGTCGTCATCCAACGCGACACGCCGCAACTCTTCGGCTGCATCGGCGGGGATGACCCCGCCGTGCTTGCCGAGCCAGATGAGCACGCGATCGGCGGTGGTCACGGGCCGTTGACCACGGTGACGGTGATCTGGAAGGACCGGACAAGTCCGGGAATCCCGAACGGGATCACCACAATCTTTTCCTCGGCGGCGTCGCGGAACGGGCCGACCACCCCATCAGGCGCAACCCCAGCGGAGCCGGTGTTCACGCGCAACGTGTCGCCGCCCACGGCGGTGAATCGTGCGGAGACCGTGACCGTCTCGCCGATGGCGAGATCGGGCACCGGCGCGAAGGTGATGGCGCGACCCGCGATGGTCGCCCGTGGGACGAGACGACACTTCACCGCCGGCGCCTCGGCGGTGCAAGGGATCGTGACGTTGACGAGCGTGTCCGCCACGACTTCAAGCGCCACCGCATACGGGGCAGGGGAGGCGAGGACCGGCTTCGGGGTGCAAGCGGTGAGGCCGACCACGAGGAACAGCGCCCCGACACGAGCGGCGAGCGCCTTTGCTTTGACCCCCTGGTGGAACAGGTACGCCAGACCCGCCGAGAGTAGCGCGTTGAAGTCCTGCGGCGTCAGGGCGCCGGGATCGCCGGTCGTGATCGCCACGCCGAGGAAGGCCGCGGCCTTGGTGAGGCCGAAGGCGAGCAACGCCACCGCGACCTGCTTGACGATGGCCGGGGCCTTCTCGAGCGCGGTCAGGGCGTCCTGAAACTTCTCGAACAGCACGGTCGTGAGACCGGCCACGATGATCGGGAGCAACACCGGGAGTAATTCCGCCAGCACAGTCATTCCGTTCTCCTCGTTATGCCGCGAGTCGCGGCGCGACGGCGGGTGTCACCTCTTCCCACCAGTATCCGAACCGATCCAGCTTGCCGAACGACCGTACCCGCTCGAAGTAGCCCGTCCCTTCCGCGCTGCCATCGGTGTTCGTGTTGCCCTCGAACGTCTGCCACCGCCCATCGGGGAGCTGGTCCCCGCAGAAGCCGGTATGCTTGAACCGCCAGACCCCATCCCCGGCTTTCCCGTAGATCAGGAACACCGCACCCCGTGCCGGCTCTGTCCGGAGCAACCCCTTCGCCGCCAAGTCGTCCCGGAGCGAGACGCATCCCGCGACTTTGCGGAGCGGCCAGAGTTTCCGGAGGATCGCGTAGCCGATCCACGCCACCGCCGCCGCACACCAGGGGACTCGCCGTGCGGGGTCGAGGCCCGTCAGTCGCACCATCTTGTCGATCATCTCCGAGCGGTTCGATCCGTTCGTCTCGGTCAGGCCCACGAGGGCGCGACAGAGGTTGAGCACGGCGTCCCGCGCGTCGGTGGTCACGTCGTCCGCCGCTTCGCCGACTTCTTCGCGGGCGTCGGCTTCGCCACCACGTCGTACCGTTCGAGTGCGCCGAGGCGGGCTTCGTGGTTCACCGTGCGGTCGTTGACGACGTGCATATCGGCCCGAATCCCGGACACTTCCACGCGGATGCCGTCGATCGATTTCGTCAGGGTTTCCACCTGCACCCCGACGAACTCCTTGATGTCGGACCGATCTTCGGCCCGCATCGCATTGAGCCGGTTCATGATCCATGACAGGATCGCCCAGACGAGGCCGAGCACGGCCACGATCACGGGCAGGGTGGCAGCTTGGGGCATCAGGCGACCTGGTTCATCGGTGGCTCCGGAACGCGAAAAGGCCGACTCCCCGGGAGTGGGGAATCGGCCTCAAGGGACCTGTGGGCGGGGGGTCTTCCCCGCGATGTCTACAGGCAATCTATGGGACTGTCCCGCTCCCGTCCACCGGGGGCGCCGAGAGGGATGCCACAGTCGCGCGCTCGCGCTCGAGCAGGGCCTCCATGCGAGCGAGCTCCGATGCGGCCCGCCTCCGCTCCGCCTCCAAGGCGTGCACGGTCGCGCGCAGCTGCGCCTCCTGTTCGTTCGGTGCCGGAGCCCCCTCAAAGGCAGACTCGAGCCCCGCCGTGTCCACGACGACGTGCCGCGCGAAGGACGCGGCACTCAGCTCCAGGACCCCGGCCCGTGCGCTGCCGTTCGGGTGGAAGAGCATGCGCGCGAGGAAGGGGCTGAGTTCCGCGATCCGCTCGCGTGGGGGATCGACCAACGCGCCAGGGGGCACGCCGACTTGGATCCGCACCACAATCGGAATGCTGGCGAGCCGGATGGCCTCGCCAGTTAGGTCGCACAGGTAGTCAGTGGAGCGTGCCATGGGGCCTCACGGGACGTATTTGCCGTAATCCGCGATCAACGCATCGATGGATGCAACGAGGGTCGAGCTGCTGTTTCGCATCCGAAGCTGAAAGGACACCTCGAGGTACTCCCAGTCGGTGCCCCCCTTGTCGAGAATGTCGAGGCTACTCGCACTCCAGTTGTACGGGGAAGTGATACTGGTGTATGTCCCCTGGTCCTCATAGGTGACTGTCCCATCCGCGAGCGTGGTCTTCCACCGCCAGCGGAGATCGTAGGTCTCCGACGCCGGTTCATTCGACACGCCCCACTCGAGGGTCAGGTAGTTCGAGGCGTTGCTCTTGCCTGTGCCCACGAGGAAGTCGATCGACGGTGGCACGGTGCCGCCGCCTGCAGCCTGCTCAGGCACCAACACCGTGCAATACTGCGCCACCCGCCCGGTCTTGGTCGCCCCGAAGAGCACCGCGAGTTCGCCGTCACCTGACGCGGCCTTGGCGATGGTGTAGGAGCCCCCACCGTTGTCGGTCACCGCCAAGCCGCCGTTGTGCGACACGGTCGGATCGGCGCCACCGGACGGATCCTCAGCGATGATGTTCCCAGTCACGCTGGTGGGGCTGACACCCGTCTGCTCCCAGCGGATCGTCAGGAACGGAATGACTTTGATGAACGTCGACCCGTCCGCCACGCCGTCGAAGGTGTCGGGGTCGCTACTGGTGACCTTCGCGAACATCCCATCGACCGGCCGGCTGGCTGCGTCTTTCACGGCGTTGGTGAGCTTCCCGGCCTCGTCGACGAACGCGGCGCCCGCCCGCTGCCCACCGATCGCCGCAGCCAGGGTGGCGACAGAATCCGCCGTGCCGAAGATCGCGGTGAGCCCCGAGGCCGAGATGGCGGCCGTGTTGTTCATCGTGATGTTGGTGACGGAGCTCCGCGCCGTGATGCGGGTCTTGAGCACGGCCCCATCGGTTCCCGCACCGAACACCCAGAGGGCCTTGCCAATGTCCCCCGTCGTGAACCCCGCGGATGGTGAGTACATGCCATTCGACGAGGCGGATACGTCCACATCGTTCAGCACCCGCGCGTCCCCAGCCCCCGCGAAATCCAACGTAGCCGGCGCCAGCCGGGTGGTGACCGTGCGCGCCGCGATCGAGCTCAAATCTTCGGGACGCGAGGACAACACGACCCGGGTCTGGAGTTGGCTGAAGAGCGACTCGCCGAGTTCGAGGACCCGGGTGCCGTCCACCACGCCGAGGGATGGGTCAACGATCGAGTGCGTCGCCCCCAGGATGAACTGCGCATAGGGGTAGGTGACGGCGTCGGCCCGGAAGAAATCCGCCGCAGTGGCTTCATACCGCACCCCGATCCCCCCGCGCACCGCGAGCTCCGCGTTCACCGCCTGGTGGAGTGCGGTCGGGCCGGACCCCACCACGAGCGGGCGCTGGTTGCCCGTCATCGTGCCTTGCGCCGCGTCCACGTAGAACTCCGCCGCGCCCGATCCCTCCTGCACGACTCGGATGCGCGCCGAAGTCGGTGCGTAGGTCAGCAGGGGGACCCCCGCCACTCCGCGAGGCCGGAAGAATCCGGTCTCGCTGGTCACGGCCTTCTGGGTAATGCCATCCGGCAGGATCCATGTCGAGGACCCGTCCGTCACGACCAACTCCACCCGGACCTGACCGCTCACGAGTTTGAAGTTGACGTACCCGGAGAAGAGCCCCTCAAGGCTGGTGGCACGAATCGGGAAACTGGGCGACGTGTACCCGTGCCCATCGGTCGTGGTCTGGACGCGTGCGGAATAGGGCCCCGTCTCGCGGTGTGCTGCCGTGGTAGTCCGGGTGACCGTGGGCGTGCCCACTTTCGCCCATCCATCGGCGGGGTCACTCGACGCCCCCGCCCAAGCGGACTGTTCCGGGTTCGGGATCAGATTGGTCGCGGACGAAATATCCTCGCGCAGGACCGTGTCGGCGAGGATGCCGTAGGCCGCCACGCTGGCCGGGTCGTCGAGCGAGAGCAACCGGGTGCCGGCGCTGTCCGCGCGCAGCCTCACCCGGTCGCCAATCGTGAAGGCCGCCGCGCTCGACACCGTGACCACCTGCGCCGTCGTCGACGCCGAAATCGCCACGCGCGTGGTCTGGTTGGCGGCCTCGAGGTAGAGCCCGTTCAACTGGTTCGCGAACCCAACCGGACCGGGGCCGCCGGCGGGATCGGCGAGGCCGAGGTCATTGCCGGACTTCGAAGAGATGACCCAGATGCCGTCACCGATCGTGGCGCCGTCTTCGGCCACGCCATACCCGCGATTCATCTGGCGAATGGCACTGCGCGTCCGGATGATCGCGGCATTCTCCCGATAGGCGAGGCGAGGGCCCGTCAGACCCGACCCCACCTGCGTGACGAGGTGCACCTTGTACTTGCTCGTGCCATCGTCGCGGGTGATGTCGATCTCGCAGCCCGTCGCCGCGGCGAGCTGGCGGATCGCCGCCCAGGGCTTCGTGCCATTGTACGGCAGGGTGAGCTTGCCCGTCGGCGTGAAGGTCCCGGCCTCGACGAAGCTCAGCCCCCCGGCAGCGATCGCGGGGAGGATGTAGTCGCTGAAGTGACTCGCGGGCGTGAGGCCCACCGCATCGAAGCGGAAAGTCGCGCGGCCTTCGCTGTCGATGAGCGCGAGCGGGCGGCACTTATCCAGCGCGCCAGAGAGTCCTAGGCAGACGAGCTGCGCCTCCGCCGAGCCGGAGGCGTCGTTCACCTCAGAGATCCACCACTCCTGCCAGGTGCTGTCGTCATAGTTCAGGCGCAACACACGACCGGGGAGGATTTCGGCGAACACATTGGCAAGGTCCTTCTCGGCCGTCCCCTCAGCGGCTTCCGGGTTGCCACGCGCGACCGTGCACGTCAGTCGCCGTTCCCCGTCGACCTTCCGGACACTCTCGCCATCTCCCAGCCCGACCACGAGGGCCTTGCGGACGCCGCCCCCGTAGGCCCAGGTGGTCCAGACTTCCGCGCCAGTGAGCTTCGCCATCGGCTAGGCGTACTGCGGGCGGAACGTGGACGTGCCCTGCGCGTTCGCTGCGCCCGACGTGGCGCCGAGCTGCAGCGTGGGCCAGGTGGGGGTGAAGAAGTTTCCGTCGCGCGGTGAGAGGTAGGGCCGGGTGTACCCCGCCACGAGGGTGTCGGCCGCATTCGACCAGACACCGCTCACACGCTTCCGCACCGTGCCGGTGAGCGCGTTGAACTCCCACGCGTCGCCGTTCAGGATGGTGTGCGTGACCGCGAGCGACCAGATCGTCGTGCCCCCGGCGTTCTTGTAGGTCACGGTGGGGTTTACGACACTGCCACCGCTCGCGGCGATCAGGATCGTCGGCCTCGAGACGGCATCACCCAGCGGCATCGCCACGGCGGAGGTGGTGAAGCTGATCGCCGACGCGGTGATCGCCTCCCAGTAGGGATTTGCCGCACGCACCGCCACCGGGACCTCCACGTAGAACGGCCCGACATCTTCGGGGCCACTCCCGTAGGAGGCTGGGCCGCGCACCAAACGCACCTGCAGCCGCTGATTCGGCCGGCGGATGTGCTTCAGGGTCACGGGGCCACCACCAAGGCGATAGCGCAAGCGCTGCAGCGCCGTCTGCAGCGCGGCATAGGTCGTCGCTCGGGCCCAGAGGGTGAGCACGCCATCGCGCGGCGCCACGCTGTCGAACGTCGAGAGTTCGATCGTCTGTCCCAGCCCCGGCAGGCTCACCTCGCGCACCGTGGGCGACAGGAGGTCATCGAGGCCACTCGTGCGGAGGACTTGCCACCCGGAGGCGGTGAGGTCGTCGTCGTCGAGCCAGAGGACGCTGGTGGCCATCAGCCCCCCGCCGATTGGAGGTTGAGTTCACGCACGATCTGCCGCACCAACTCGGTGAGGTTGTTCTGCGTGCCGGCCGACAGGGTGCCCGGGACTGGCGTCGACCCTCCGACGCTCAGGTACAGCACGATCGACCCGACATTCGTCCCCGCGGCGCCGATGGCGGCCGGGAGCGCTGGCGTGCTGAGCGTGACGGGGCTGAGCGGGCTGGTGAGCCGCTCGAGCAGGATGTCGCGAATGTCTTCCAGGAAGAGATTGGCGGTGCCGAGTTGGCCGGTGAGCCGATCGGCCCCGGCCTCGGTGATGTTCCGCGAGAAGCCGAACGACTCGTTCGCCCCACCACCGGTGACCGAGACCGCGAGCTGCTCCTTGAGCAGTTCGGCGAGGTCGAGCACCTGCGAGCGCACCGCGTCGGCCCCGAACACCCCGGCGTCCGTGCCGTTGGGGTTGGCGAGGAAGAATGTCTTCAGCGCTTCCAGTGCGGCGGCTTGCCCACCGCCCGTGCCGAGGTCTGCGCCGCCGGTGATACTGGAGAGCAACCCACCGCTCCCCTGATCGAACACCGCCGCGCGGAACTTCACGAGGTCGTTGCCGGAGATGTCGAAGAGGCTCGCCTGATCCCCCGCAATGCGGAGCCCCCGTTCCCCGGTCGCCACGCGATCGCGCTCGGCCTGCTGCGCCGCCTGCTCGGCGAGCTGCGCCGCCCGCTCCTGCGCGCGCTTGGCATCCTCTTCCGCCTGGGCGGCGTCACGCTCTGCTTGCGCAGCGCGATCGGCCTCTTCTCGCGCGAGGCGAGCCACTTCATCGGCGGCGTCGGCCGCCACGCCCTGCAGCATGTCGATGACGCTGACCAGGTCGTCGAGAGTGAACCCGAGACCGTCGAGCGAGACCGTTCCGGCCTCGACCTGCTCGAAATAGTCCTGCAGGAAGGCGATCGCCCCCGCCAACCCATCGGCGGTGGTGAGGTCGAAGCCGGACACCGCGTCGGCCAGTTCCGGCGCAAAATCCCCGAGGATGTCGAGGAATCGCTCGGCCTGCTCGATCGGCGTGAGATCGAAGACGCGAGCGGCGCGATTGAAGGCCGAGACCGCCAGCGCGAACTGCTCCGCCTTGGTCAGCAGGTCCTTGGCCGGGAAGTCCGGCAGGGTCCCGAGCAGCTGCAGGATCGCATCGACCGCCTCGCTCTGGCTCAGCTCGCCAAAGTCGAGCTTCTCGAAGCCGTCGAGGTCCTCGAAGATCCCCCGCAAGAGCTCGCGGGCCTTCGCCGCGCCCTCAGGACTGGAGACATCGAGCCCCTTCAGGGCATCGAAGATCGCCGGCGCCCCGGTGGCGGGGTCCGTGAGGAGCTTGACGAAGGCGGCGAACTGCCCGGGGCCATCGGTGCCGTTCACCTTGAAGCTGGCGTTCAGGCGACTCAGCGCCCCAGCGAAGTCGTTCCCGAAGACCGACGCCTCGTCCAGCTTAATCCCCATCTGATCAAGGAAGAGCAGGAACTGGGGCACCGTGTCCTTGGTGAGATCGACGAAGTCGAGGCCGAGCTCCTCCGCGAGTTGCCGGAGATCGTCCATCGACACGCCCAAGCTGTCGAGCACGCCCGTGACCAACTTCGCGGCCGAGCCCTTGGCCGGGCCGCCAATATCCAGGAGCTGATCGATCCTAGCGTCGACGCGGCCACCACGCACGGTGTCGATCGCCGCTCGCACCCCCTGCTGTGCCGAGCCCGATGCGCTCACCCGAAGCAGGCCCGCCGTGTTCTCGCGGAGGGCAATCGCGTTCTCGCGGAGGCTGTCGTTCGCCGCCTTGATCGCGGGATTCTCGGCGAAGAGGGACGAGATCAACCCGGCGGCCTGGAAGGCGACCGTGGCGGCGCTCGACAACACCGCACCGGCCGATGCCCCAGCGTTCCCCGCCGAGTCGAGGGTCTTGAACGCCTCAAGCGTCGCGCTGAGACTGCTCGCCGATGCGACGAGGCCCACGAATCCGGAGAGCGCTTGGGCGGTCTCCCCCGAGAGCGCCCCAGTGGCAGAGCCGAGCGCAATGATGGCGTCCGCGACATCGTAGACCCCCATCGCGAAGTCGGCCATCTCGTTGATGTCGTCGAGCGCCTGCTGGAACTGCTTGTCCTCGAGCGCGTTGGCGAGCTGGTTGATGGAGCCCGTGGTGTCCTTGGCCTCGACCCCGAAGTCTTCCACGACGATTGTGGATTTCTTGACGCGCGGCTCCAGATCCCCAAGCGTGCGTCCGATCTGCACGAGCGCGATCTCGTACCGCTCGGTCTGCCGGATGATCTCCTCGCCTTCGGCGCGCTGCTCCGGGGAGCCCCCCATCAGGGCCGAACGCTGCTTGGCGGCGTTGTCGAGGATGGCCTGAATTGCCGGACTCGGCGCGAGCCCCATCAACTCCGCCTTGACGCGCGCGAGGCTTTCCCGCATCGCCCCAAGCGCCTTCGTCGCCTTCTCGGCGTCCCGCTGGCTCTCGCGAATGGCGGTCCGTGTGGCGTTGCTGGTCTCGGTCGTGACGATGTCCGGCAACACCTGAATGCGGGGCGGGGTGGCCGTGATCGGCGACGAGGTGGGGACCACACCACCGCCACTCCCACCCCCGCCACCGAACCCAAACTTGTTCTTCACCCACTCGCGCTGCCGCTGCTCCAGCTTGTCGCCGGCGATGATTACGTCGAGGATCAGGTTTGCCAAGCTTCGGAATGGCCCAAGCGCGTCGAGCGCACCGCGGCCGATCAACCCGAGCGCGACGCTGAGCTTCGCCTGCATGGCGTCTGCCGATTCCAGGGACGCGTCTTCCACCAACTGCAGCGCCTCCGCCAACCGCTCTGCCCCATCCGCGGCGGGATTCGCGAGGAGTGCGAATTGCCGAATCGTCTCCAGCCCCTCGCCTCCATCGCTCGCGAGCTCGCGGAAGCGCTTCGCCGCTTGGCCGGCGTTCTCGCCGGAATCGATCATGTAGGCAAGGGCTGCGGCGGCTTGGTCGAACCCGATCCCCGCATCCTTCAGCGTCGGCGCGGCGCGCTGCAGGACGGCGAACAGTTCATTCAGTGGGATGCCCGTCTCCGCGAGCGCGAAGAGCTTGGCCGACACCTCGTCGATCTGCGTCTCGCTGAGCGCGAACACGTCGAGCGTCTGGTCGAGACCACTCGCCACACTCTCGACCGACTCGCCGGTCACCTTCGCCAATTCGGAGGATGCGCGCACGCGTCGGAGGAGATCTTCCGTCCCCGTGACCCCCTGCCGGGAAATCACGACGGCCAGCGAGCTCACCTCTTCGAGGGTGCGCTTCGTCTCGAGGGCCGCGTCGCGCAATCCCTCCTGCAGCCCACCGAGGTCGCGGCGCAGGGCAGGGGAGGCTGCCGCGGCTTGCCGTGTCGCCAAGTCGAACGCACCGGCCACTTCGAGGGCGCGCGCGGCCACCAAGCCAAGTGCCGCCGCCGCCGCACCAGCCGCCACACCGGAGGCGAGCTTCCCGAACTCCCCGCCGAGCTTGCCCGCGCCTTCGGATGCCTCGCCGAGTTCCTTGCCGGTCGTCTTCCCGGCTTCGCCGACTTCCGCGACATCACCCTTCGCCCGCTTCGCGGCGGCGCCGAGCTTGTCGATCGTCTGCTCGGCGCGCGTCGCCCCCTTCTCGAGTTCGGCGACCCGCATCTCGAGTTCGAGGTACAGCTCGGCGACCTTCTCCGGGCCACTCACTGGCCACCCTGCCGGATCGTCACACGGATGGTCGCGCCGACCAAGTCGGCGGCGATGGGTCCGAGCAGCTCAGGCAGGCGAGCCACCACGGTGCCCATCCACGGACGCGGCGCGACCAACGTTCCCCAGGCGGTGATGTAGCCCTCTTCGAGATAGCGTCCCTTCGGGAGGCCGGTGCCGACATAGGCAACACCGTCGCGCACCTCGAAGTCGACGGAGGCCCGCAACTCTCCTGAGTCCGGTGCCGGCGGCTCGCCGGGGGCCGACGCGGTGTGGGCTGGGCGCGCCTTGCCCTTCCGCAGGCGACCCTGGGCGTCGACATAGAACGTGGTGGTGTAGGTCCGGCCAGACCCCGCCTGGCTGAGCTCGAGGACCAGTTCATCGCGCGTCGCCAGCGCGAGCGGCGAAAGCACACGATCCGGCTTTTCCAGCGCCGACGCGATTTCTCGGATCCGCGCGAGGGCCTTCTTTCCGATCCCCGGCGAGGTGAGGTCAAGGCGCTCCATGACTAGAAGCCACTCCGACCCGCTGGCGCGCGCTGCCGATCGGCCTTGGCGGCGTCGTGCGCGTCGCGCTTCGCCTGGGCAGACAACTGCCCCGCCATCAGGACTTCCGACAGCGACCAGTCACGGAGCATCTGGTGCGGCGGGATACCCTGCTCGGCCGCGATCGCGGAGATGTAGACCGAGAAGGCCGGACGCTTGGCACTCTTCCCGCCTTCACTGGGCGAGGTAAGCGATTGCAGCGCCTTGAGGCGGTAGCCGTTGACGATCTGGTGGGCGCGGATCAACCGGTGCAGGTCGAGCACGTCGAGCCCGGACAGCCATTCCGGCCGCTCCCCATCGGGAAGCCATGGGCCGGGGTGGGTCACCTGCCAGATCAGCGTCTGCAGCTGGTGGGCGGTCTCCGCGTCGAGACGCACGAGGAGCTCGCGGTCAGCCGGCACAAGCGAGCGGTGGAGGCGCGTGCGACGATCCGCCAGCAACCCAAGGAGCGAGTCCCGAGAGGTGATTCGCAGCAGCGCGTCGTGGCTCTTCGGATAGACGTACAGCACCTCCGGCGCCCCCGGGGGCGGGGCCATGAGCCGCACGGCCTCTTCCCGCGAGGCCAGCGCCGCCATGGCCATGCCGTCATCCTGGGCATGCTGATCACTGGAGGCGGTGTGCTCCTGCTTCGCATGGAGCCGGTGCAGGACCGCATAGAAACGCAGCCAGCCGCGAGGGCCCTTGTCGGGGTTGGACTCCCCACCAGGGCGATTCGCGGCCAGCACCTCCGGTGAGGCGAGTCCCGCCAGACGCACCGCGTCGGACAGGAGCCCGCACTCATCCCGAAGGACCTTCACTGGAATGCTGCGGGGGGGCACTCGCCCCCCTTACGGCAACTGCAGGAACTGGACGTAGCTGCTCGGCTTCGCCGTGATCGGCAACGCGGCCGCCGCACCGGAGTTCGTGATCGCCGTCGCGACGTTCGACGCATCGATGCTGCAGCCCGCCGCGATGACCCACGCCGTCTCCCCACCCGCCAGGAGGCCCTTGAGGTAGAGTCCTTCGATCGACCCGGTGCCGATCAGGTTGAGCGGGAGGCGATTGCTCGCCGCCGTGCCCGCCGGGATACCGAGCGCCCGTTCAAAGTTCGCCAGCGAGTGCTCGATCAGGCCGAAGCTGACCGTCACCTCCGCCACGCCCTGGCGCAACCCGATCGCCGTGGCGTAGGTCGAGGAGCGGAGCGGGGTCACGGTGCCACCGAAGGCGACCGAGACGCCCGCTTCCGACGGCGCGCCGAGGGAAGTCGGCGTGACCTTCGTGATCGTGGCCCCGATGTCGATGCCGTACTTCGCCTTCTGCTTCATCGTGACGGCGTTGCTGGCCTTGGAGGCGATCTGGAAGAACTGCGCCCGATTCCCCGAGCCGATCCGCACCCACTCATCCGGAGCGAACGAGGTGGCCGACGTGAAGTTGATGAGGACCGCATCCGCCGCCACCGCGCCCACGGCGACCGTGGTCGTGGTGACCGTGTCGAGGAAGTACCCGACTTCCGTCAGGGCATTCCACACCTTCGCCTTCGAGTTCCGGAGCGTGGTGTTCGGCGTGCCCGGGAAGGTGGTCGACGAGATCGCGCCGCGCGCGCCGACGAACCGCATCGGCACCCCGACGACCTGGCCGCGCGAGAGCGTGAAGTTGATGCCGGTGTAATCCGCGTCGCAGCCCCAGAGCTCGATGCGGAGCACCGAGCCGTCCATGGTCACGCCCAGCGCCACGATCCCGATATTCGACTGCCCACCGAACTCGGTCCCGTTCACCGTGAGCTGGCTGGGGCTGAGCGCGGTCCCCGCACCCGCCACCTGCGTCAGCAGGGCGCCGATGGCGTGGGCGATGCCCTCGAGTTGCACGGTGGGCAGCGTCGCGCCGATCGAGGCTTCCACGAAACCGGTGATGGAGGCGAGCGGGAAGCGGCTCGTCGAGAGCGGGATGTCGACCGAGTCGCCGCTCACGTTGAAGTCGACCCCCGACTCCGCCACGTCACCCACGTCGTACGCCACCATCTCGACCACGACCTCGCCGCTCGCGTGGCTGAACTGCAGCGGCTCGGTCAGGTTGATGGTGCTGCCGGACGGCGTACCGGTAATCACCCCGATTTCCATCTCCTCGCCGGAGCCGATGCGGATCACGTCGCCGGCGGCGAAATTCGTGATCGCGGCCACGGTGAGGGCCGAGGCGGCCTTCGCGGCAACCGCAGTGAGTGTGGTACTGCCGAACGTCCCCGTCGCATCGCGACAGACATAGAGGGCGGTCAGCTGCTTGATCACCTTGTCCTTGGCGGCCATGTGGCCCTCCTACTTGGTTGCGATGAGAGTCAGGTCGAGATCAGCCCGGCCGACGGTCTCGCCAGGTGGCGTCTCCGGCAGTGGACCAGTGGAACGCGATCGCGTCAGGGGGTAGCCATCGATCCCCGCCGCACTCAAGGCGGGCTGCGTGATCGATTGCTCGATCCGCTCCGCGAGTTCGTTGGCAATGCGCTGGGCGCCATTCCCCCGGGCCCAGCAGGTCAGCCGGTACCGCGGCCGCCGATTGTCGCCAGCTCCCCCGATTTCCGTCATGCCCAAGAACTGGAGCGTGATGACCGGGTCGGCGATCGAGAGGCCGTCGCGCCCAGGGACGCAGTTCTTCGTAGTGCGCTTCGTCAGCGCCCGCACCCCAGCGTCGGCGTCGAGGATGCCGGTGATCGCCTCCCGGCACCGCTGTTCGATGTCGGTACTCACCAGCCGAATTCCGACCGATCGTGCACCTGCGTCAGTCCCAACGTGACGAGCGAGCCCGCATCACTCGGCGCGCGCTCGACCACCTCGAGGGGGACCCCCGCGTATGCCCCGGTCCGGGGGCGCAGGATGTCGCCGGTCTGCAGGCCGAGGCTGAGGGCGGCCACCCCCAGCACACGCGCGCGGGACTCTGTGCCCCACTCCTTGCGCCGAGCCGCTTCGGTGATCGGGGAGACGATGACTTGCTCGATGCCAATGCTCCGCGGCAGGCGCGCCCAGTACACCGAGGTCGAGTTGTCGGCCTGATCCTCGAGCGATTCCGGCCGCCGCACGTCACACGGCACGCCGAACTTCTGCATGAGCTTCGGCACGAGTCGCGAGGTCGCCTTCTGAATCGCGGCGAGACTCACGACCGGATCACCGTGAAGCTGTTGTCGCTGGCACGTCCACCAAGGCGTGCAAGGAGCCGACGTGTCGGGGCCGCCAAGCCCCCAGCCACCCCAGCGGGACGGTTCACGAGACTGAGTGGTCCGAGGTCGAGGCTCGCGAAGCCCTCAAGGCCGGTCTCGGCGCTCTTCTCCGGGTCCTGCAGGAGCGACAGCGCCTCTTCGCAGCACATCGCTTTGACGAGGACCGGGATCGTGGTGCCGGACAACAGGGCGCCATCCACGAGGACGCCGTACCGTGGCCACGCGAGTGCTTGCGCATGGACGGCGCGTGTTCCGGGGAACGACTCGAGGTCGAGTCGCCGGGTGGCTGTGATGAGTGCACGCGCCTGGTCGTCCCCGTCGACCGCCAGGTCGTCCCACGCCGAACCGCCGAGGCGGGCCGCGAAGTACGCGGCGGCCTCCGCGATCGTCACGTAGGAGTTGGCGTCCGACGCGCCCGGGGTGGCGACCACCGTCACAGACATGTCAGTCGGCGGCCGGGAATTCCTTCGCCAGCACCGCCTCGATCGCCTCAGCCTTGGTCTTCACGTCGACCCCGGCCAGCGCCTTCACGTCGGCCGCCGACATGGCGCCCAGTTCCTTCTCGCGGGCAGCGCGGGGATCCGCGGCGCCCTGGCCGAACTCGGTGTGCACCGCCGGATCGAACGTGGCGACGTTGATCAGTACGCCATCGGGGTAGTCCGGATCGGTGATGCGAATGGTCG